GGCAAGCCCACCGACGAGGACAAGGAGACCGGCGCGGCCATCGTCGCCGTGGCCGACCTGCTGGAACAGTACACCGAGGGCGGGCGCGTTGTCTCCGTCATGCCCGCGCCCTGGCTGGAAGAATACAAGCGCCGCAAGGATGAACAGGCACAGCAGGAGCAGGAACAGGCCCGTCAGGACTTCGCCGACATTCTGGAATCGGTGCAAATGCTCACGGATGAACAGATTGAACGTGCTGTTTTCGCCATCAGCCCCACCGACGCGGAAAAGTTGGACGTGGCCCGGTTTTTCCTGCAAGAGCTCAGCCGCCGCGACGAGGCAAACGCCCTGGCGGTGTTCCGCCGCTGGAAGCGCGGCGAAAATCCCGAACAGCCCGACTAAAAAATCCACATCCCCACCACGAACAGCCCGCCCCGGAGGTCACGAGGGCAGAAAGGAAACAAAATGAACGACCGCACCGCCGGATATTGGGCTTGCAGAAATGAGATCATCGCCGCCCGCCTCGCCGCCCCGCACAGATACGAACCGTTTACGGAGCTTTTCGACGTGGCCCAGCTCGACGCCATCCGCGACAAATACGGCGTTGACCTTTACCGCGAGTGCTACGCGGACGCGCTGCACGAAGTCACGGAGGCCGCCAACGTCACAACCCATCTTCGCGCCCAAGGCTGATCTTTGCGTCCTGTTTCAGTGCCCCACCCACTAACCACACCACGCCCGCCCCGGAGGTCACGAGGGCAGAAAGGAAACAAAATGAACGACCGCACCGCCGCCACCGCCGCCCGCTTCGGCATCTCTGAACAGTGCGCCGCGCTGCAGCGCGACCTGCTGACCCTCCCCGGCGCCGTCAAGGTGGAATTTGATCTCGATGGATTTTATGACCACATGGAGCAGGTGATCCTGCTGGTGAAATTTGACGTCTCGTACAGAAACTATTTCCGCGACCTTCGCGCCATGCGCCAGGGAGTGATCGACACCGCCGCCCGCCACGGCCTGACCCGCACCCCGGACACCATCGAGAACTACGGCGAACACCTGTATTTCGTCTTCCACCACGACAGCACATGGGAACACCCCGTGACTGAACAGCCCGACTAAACCGAACAGGGGCGGCCCAGCGCCGCCCCGGAAAGGAGCCCACCATGAGGAGAAAAATTTTGCACAAGGCAAAACTCGTTATAACTGTCGAGAGTGACCGCAGCTCCGGGCTTATCAATACAATTTCTGTTTTTGACAACAGGACAAATAATTATTGGGGAGCCGAACAAATAAAAGAGCGTGGAATATTGCAATTTCTTAACACAGCGGACATGAAAGAAACCCTTAATTGGAATTTGAACGGAGACAGTTCTTTATATCAATTCAAGTGGGGACAGTCCAGCAGAAAATTCTCTGAAGGTATCGCCTATATTTTCCAGTGATCCGAGAAAACGCCATTATCTGAACAACGAAAGGAGAAATCACCATGTCCACCATCAAGTATCCCATCCCGGAGGCGGCCGCCGCCCGCACCCACTGCGACGCCATCGCCGCCAATGCCGCCGTTTTGAAAGACGTTATCACCGGCGACCCCACCAGCGACACCGCTACCAACGCCATTTCCGCCATCCGCCACAGCCTGGACGAACTGGAAGCCTACGCCGAACAGCGCCGCCAGGAAAACAGCGAACAGCGCGACGATACCCCCTATAAGCACGTCTATTTCCGCCTGGACTCCGGTTATGTATGGGGCAAGGGAATGGACCAGGACAAGACCGAGAATTTCTACAGCGACATTCTGGGCCTGTTCGCCGCCGAGGGATGGACCATCAAAGAGCCGTACCGGAACGGCAGCGGCGCCACCGTCGCCAACGGGAACAGTTCCCTTTATATCCACCCGCAGGCGGTCAGCGGCTACGTCACCGAGGAATTGATCCCCGCCGTTTCCGCCGCGCTGGAACACGGCAGCACCTTCCAGCACTACGCAACCGACATCTACGAGACCGCCTACAACTGGACGGCGCAGCAGTGCCGGGAGTATCTGAACAGCAAGCGCGGCGACATCAACGCCGCCCTGCTGGAAGCGTTCAAAACGCCCCGGCGCAACCTCTATAAATTCGACTACAACGCCCTGCCCGTGGTCATCAGCAAATTCCACGTCCAACGTCTGGACGGCCAGAACGGCCATTGCACCGGCGACATCACCGAGCAGGTGATCCGCGAAATGTTCACCGCCCTTGTGAACACCGGCAAGATCGACCAGGGCGCGACCAAGAACGGCGCCGCCTACCGCACCGAACCCCGGCGGCGCACCTGATGAAGAAAGGAGCCCCCATGCCCACACGAATCAAGACCCGCACCGCGGCCACGGAGCAGGAGCGCCAGCAGCTCCTCTCCGCCGCTGCCGCCCTCCGCACCGCCGCGCCGTACCTCAACGCCGAACAGCGACAGCGCGTCTGTCAGGCGGCGAACAACTGTATTGAACAGCACCGCCGCACCATCCACACCGCCGAGCTGGCCGCGCTCATCGCCCAGCGCGACGCCCTCACCGCATGAACACCACACGAAAGGAGCACCACACCATGACCCCCGAAAAGCTTTTGGAAAACCTCTACGCCATCGCCTATTCCCTCCCGGAACAGGAACGCCGATTTTTCTGCGCCCTGGAACCCGCCATCGACCCGAACACCCACGGCGAGATCAACGCCGGCCACCAGCTGGCGCTCCTGGTCCGCGCCATCCGTACCGACATGGCCCAGCAATACAAGCGGGGCGACAAGCGCCGCACCAGTGCCACCGCCTTGCGGCGCCTGTACAACGCCTCCGTTTCCAAGCAGGGCGGGATCCGTTCCCATTTCGCCGGCGCGTTTCTGGACGAACAGGGCCGCCAGTACATCACGGACGGTTTCACCCTCCTGCGCCTAAACACGCCCTCCACCGCGCTGCAATGGGCGCCGCCGCCCAACGACCCTCATGTCTACGACACCATACCGGAGCTGCTGAACAGCGACGGCGCAACCGTCACCCTCAACCTACCAACTGCCGCCGAGGTACGCGCCAAAATCGCCAGCGACCGGGCAAAATACAAGGCCGAGTCCCACCCCGCAGGGGACACGCTCTCCACCTGCTTCAGCTGGGGCGACGGTCTGCCAATGGTCAACGCCCTTTATCTGCTGAACATTTTGGAGGCGCTTCCCGGCTGCACCGCCGCCTGCCGCCCCACTGAGCTGTCCTGCGTCTATTTCCACAGCACGGACGGCGACGCACTCATCATGCCCATCCGCAGGCACATCGCCAACAGCACCGACGAACAGGAGGAACAGGAATGAAAAACAAATTCTGCCCCTACAAAAAGACCTGCCGCGACATCTGCTACGGCGAGACTCCTTGTGCATTTGCACAAGCCTTTGACGGCCTCGCCCGCAAGATCGACCGCAAGACCGTCTGCATAGATTCCCTACGCGCTGAAAACGCCGCACTGAAAGCACGGCTGGAACAGGAGGAACACAACGTATGAGCCACATCTGCAAAATGACCGGCATGGAGGCCGTGCTGCCCTGCGCCGTCCCGCAGTGCCCCGCCTACGGCGATTGTGCATCTGCCTATGCCAAATCCCAGCAGGGCTTCCAGCTGGAACAGCACCCCAAAACAAACCTTGAACACTTCCGCGAGATGACCGCCGAGCAGTTGGCGGAGTGGATCATGTGTCCCTACTCCATCGATCCAGACACCTGCCGCGGCAAGGAATGCCTCAAATGCTGCACCGACTTCCTTAACGCCCCCTATGACGGCTTTGACCTCGACCCCGGCGAACAGGACCCGTAACATACGAACAGGAGCGCCAAAAACGCTCCTGTTTTGTCGTAATTCCCACAGAACGCCCTTGCTATTGCCGCTTGAATGTGCTATTCTGACGGTAAGAACAGCAAGGAGGCCGCCACCACCCATGACACGAGAGGAATTTATTTTTGCCGCCCACAGCATCCTGCCCTACAGCTTTGAGGACACCAACGCCGCCCTGGACCGCGCCTTTGCCGCATCACCGGAGAAACAGGCATACACGCCCCACGACGTACAGGCGCTGGACCTCGCCCTCCGCCTATCCGGGGCAGCGCCCGAGCTGTCCGATATCGTCATGGACGAGCTGGACATAGAGGCGCTTTCCGACCCAGAACGGCAGATGACCGCTGCACAGTTTATCGACGAGGCAGAGCGCCAGGGCTTCCCCCGCCGCCTTGCGGAGCTGGTGACGCAGCACAGCGAACAGGAAACCTACGACATCGCCGACCTGGACGGACTTGGCCTTCTCGATCTCGTCATCACCCCGGACCGCTACGACGACCCGGAGATCCACAAAATCATGCAGACCATTTTCTCCGTTTTCGACGGGGAATAATGATACATTAAAATCGAAAGGGGAGCAACATTATGGCATTGATTACCTGCCCGGAATGTAACGGCCAAGTCAGCGACAAGGCAGACGTCTGTCCACATTGTGGCTATCCGATCAGAGAACAGCCTCACCGGCAAACCGAGAGCAATGCAGAACAGGCAGGCAGCGTTGACCGCCAGTTTTGCATCGACCGCATACACGCCGGAAAGGTCTACATCCGGTGTAAATGCGGCTGCACCATCGAAAAGCCGTTTTCCTTTGTCTCTCGGAACAGCCAGGAAAGCTACACGCTGAACGAAACGTTGATTTGCCCTCAATGTCATGCGGAGGCTTTGGCCAGAACGGATCTAACAAACGTTCCATCCAAACGTATAGCTGCGCCCTCTCCTCGTTACGGAAACGCCGCTTCTGGCGTATGCCCGTTTTGCGGAAAACCCAACATCCAAACTGTCAAAAAAGGCTTCGGTATCGGCAAGGCTGCCGTTGGCGGTCTGCTACTTGGCCCTGTCGGTCTGTTGGGCGGCGCAATCGGTGCAAACAACATCCAGTTTGTTTGCCTCTCCTGCGGCCGAAAATGGAGCAAATAACAAAACCCCGCGCGGCATCAGCCGTGCGGGGTTCTTTTCCCCTCCGGTCAACCGACCGGAATATTTTTTTGCCCGCTTCCCTTGACACGGTGCCTATACTCCATCATAGAAAAGCAAGAAAGGAGGCTTCCCCATGACCCCCTCCAACATCCACCTGGGCGATACCGTCACCCGCCGCATCGAGGCAACAGACCGCAAGGCCACCGGAACAGTCGTTTACATCCACCCGGAGGGCCGCTACTACACCGTCGAATTTGACCTCGGTTTCTACAAATTCCGCGAGTCCTTCAACACCTGAAAAATTTTTTCAAAAACTTTCAGAAGTTCCCTTGACACGGGGCGCATACTTAAAATTGCCGAAGGGGAGACCCCTTCCCCGACGGCTTCGGTGTACCCCCCGAATTATATAAGCCCTTCCGTAAGAAAGGCTGCACCGGTCTTACATCCATTCTTCCGGTGTTCCCAGCGCAATTCTGGCAGGAACGCGGTCACGGGGGCGCAAGCCCCTCTGCCGCACGTCAGCTCGCCCACCAGGACGTAAACAAGGTGGGGATCCGGTGTCGTAGCTCAGCTGGCAGAGCAGCTCATTCGTAATGAGCAGGTCGTGGGTCCGATCCCCACCGATACCTCCAATTCTACGTGGACACCGCGAGTGACGAGCGTTTAGCGGGACAGCCGTATGGGTGATGCGAAGTCCTGAAGTAAGCCCCTCAAGCCTCGATGTTGTAATTGCGCCTGTGATCTGCTGGCAAAAGCGAGGCGCGGAAAAGATCTGGCGGCTCGGAAAGACGAGCACCCCCCTCAATGCAGACGTAGCTCAGTCGGCAGAGCACCGCGCCAGGAGGTATGTCGTTGGTTCGAGTCCAACCGTCTGCACCAGATCCAGTGCTCATGCGAAGTACAAGCTGAACGGGCTTCCGGGGATAGAGCACAAGAAGGAAGCAGAAACGTGTACCTATCGGGGCTAACCGCAAGCAGCCGACACGCAGCGGTGACAGCCGGGAAAGACCGGCACCCATGCAGCGTTAGTGTTCAACGGTCAGCACACCAGCCTTCCAAGCTGGGAGTGGCGGTTCAAATCCGCTACGCTGCTCCATGCCCGCCTGATGGATGACTTCCCCCATCAGGAATGAAACCTCCGCATTTGGCAGCGGTGTCGCCGGGTCGAACCAGCCGGTAGCATGATTTGGGCGTGACAGCGAACGAAGGAACGCCCCACCCCCATCGGGGAGGCGGGCATCCCCCAGCCCGTCCTCCCCACTCTCTACGCAGGAGCGCCGTTGGGGCGCTTGCACGGCACACACAGAAATCTCCTTTCTGCTGCTGTTGTTCGGGCACATCAACACCTCCAATGTTCATGTTCTATTTTCCGTGCGCCGGCAAGCCATGCGGGTTCGACTCCCGCCTCCTGCTCCATCGGACGCGACAGGCGTCCGCGGTCCAGATAGGACCTCCTTTATAAATGCTGCGGCCGTAAGAAGCAGCACCGGGTTTTGTTCATTTTCCCCGGCTCCTGTTGGAATACAGGCAGGCCAAGCGATTTCTCCTTCCGGGCGGCGCGGTCTGGGCAGCCCGCCGCCCAACCCCCTGGGGGGTTAGCTCAATCGGCAGAGCAGGCCGCTCATAACGGCCCGGTTCCGGGTTCAAGTCCCCGATCCCCCACCAGCCGCAAGGCGATAAAACGTTTCAGTCTAAAATCTACAACAGAAAGGAGGCACATTCCATGACCAAGAGCGAGTTTATTTCCACTCTGGCAGCAGCGACCGACATGAAGAAGTCCGACGTCGAGCGCGTGATCGCCGCCGCTGCCAACACCCTTACCGGCGTCATGCGCTCCGGCGACAGCGTGAATATCTCCGGCTTCGGCATCTTCACCAGCAAGGTCCGCGACGCGCACCCCGGCAAGAACCCCGCTACCGGCGAGGCCATCACCGTCCCCGCTAAGCGCGTGGCCATCTTCAAGCCCGCAAAACAGCTCAAGGATGCCGTCAACAGCTGACGCGCCATCCGCAGCCATACAAAATATCCCACATTACGAGCCGGACGGCACACCGCCCTCCGGCTTGTTTTGTAAACTATATTTCCGTTGCGTTTTGAATATCGGCAAATATGCAAACACAGCCGGCGAAAAACATAACACCCTTTGCAAAAACACAACAAATAACCCAAGAACCACTTTGCGAAACTTCTTACGAAAAGGAGAAAACTGACATGATCTACTTCGACAACGCCGCCACCACGCCGCCCGTTCCCGGCGCATTTGGTGCCGCCACACAGTGCGCCATCTTCGGCAACCCTTCCAGCGCCCACGCCGTTGGGCGCGAGGCTAAGGCCGAACTGGAATCTTGCCGTGCCATCATCGCCGACAAACTGAACTGCGAACCGGACGAGGTGTATTTCACCTCCGGCGCCACCGAAGCTTGCAACTGGATGGTCAGATGCCTCCGGCTGGAGACCGACGCCATCAACTACAATGACACCGTTCACCACGCCGTCAGCGAAGCCGCCCGGTCATACCTCGTGCCCATCGCTACCCACGGCAAGCCCTCCGCCATCCTATCCCTCGTCAACAACGAAACCGGGCAGATAAGCGATGTGTACGCTTTCTGCCGCAAGAACCGCCCCCACCGCATCGCCCTTGACGCCACCGCCGCCGTAGGCCACATCCCCGTGGACTTCAAGGCCCTTGGCGCGGACTACATGGCTTTCGGCGGCCACAAGTTCGGTGCCCTAAAGGGCATAGGGGCACTCATCGTCCGCCGCGGCTGTCCCGTAGCCCCTATGATCTTCGGCGGCGCACAGGAGCGCGGTATGCGCGGCGGGACTGTCTCCGTCCCCCTTGTCAGCTCTATGGCCGCCGCCCTCACCTGGCGCACCCTCCACATGGAGGAAAACGAGAAAGCTATCCGCGCCGTCGCTCAGGAGCTTATCATTTCCCTTGGTTGCCACCGTGTGGATTTCGACATCAATCTGCCCGTCGGCAAAAGCAGCAAGGATTGCGCTCCCCACATCCTCTCCATCCGCTTCCCCGGCGTCTACGGCGCTGCCCTCGCCGCCGCCCTCAGCGTAAACGGCGTCATGGTGTCTACCGGCTCCGCCTGTTCCTCCGGCGACAACGCCGCCTCCGCCAACCTCATGGCCAGCGGCCTTACCGAGCAGGAGGCACTTGAGACCATCCGCTTCTCCTTCGACTGGTACAACACCACCGCCGAGGCATCCGAGGCCGCCGGCATCATCGCCGATATCGTCCCCACTCTCCGTCGCGGCTAAATTTTGAAAATTTTTTCAAATCCCTTGCACAAAATCCGCATTTGCCGGTAGACTATACTATGACAAAATTCTGTAAGGAGGACACCACCATGTCTATCAGACCCGAAAAGCTCAAGCAGTACATCTCCCTCAAGGAAGCGGCCCTCACCCTGCGCCCCGACTTCGCCGTAGACTGCAACGATCCCAAGCCCGAAAGCGAAACCGCCACAGTCTCCGTCGTGCTCCACACGCCGTTCATCGGCCTGGACAGAACCAAGACTGCTATCGCTTCCCTGTTCACATTCTGCGACACGTTCATTGTCGCCGACAGCGATGTGATCCCCAATATCGTCCGTTTCACCTTTGGCGTGGACGGTATGCAGAAGGAGGAATGACCCCATGCTCGTCACCAACGTGATAAAGCGCGAATACCCCTTCACCGTCCGCCGCAAGCGGGACGGCGAGGTTATGACCATGCTCATCACCGCCGAAAGCGAGTCCGCCGCCCGCCTCCTGCTCCCCGACACCGTGGAGATTTTAGAGCCCCGCGAACCTCACAGGAAGGAGGAATGACCTGTGCCCCGCAGCTCTGCCGCCGAGCGCAAGCTTTGTGCCGCAACAGATTCCTACATCAAAAACTGCGCCGCCACCGGCGCTTCCCCCCGCACCGTCGAGGCGTACACCGCCACGCTGGAGAACTTCGTCAACTTCTTCATCGAGTCCAAAGAGAACTACGCCGACCCATCCTACGCCACCATCCTTTTGTGGCGCGACAACCTGATCGACAGCGGCTGCAGTACCTACACCGTCGCCCTCTACGTCAACCGGCTGCGTACCTTTTTTGACTACGCCAGCGACCCCGAGTGCGGCGGCTGGTACGCCAACAATCCTGTCTCCCGCCGCCTGACGCCCGACACCCGCAAGACCGCCCGCCGTCCCTATGATGTGCTTCTCACCGACCAGCAGGTGATGAAGCTTTGGCGCAACGACAAGCCCGCCACCGCCAAGGCGAAAACATGGCCCCGGAATTACGCCATCGTCATCATGCTTCTGACCACCGAGCTTCGCAACGCCGAGCTTCTGGACCTCACCCCGGCGGATCTCCACTGGGAGGACGGCGAGCTCTCCGTCGAGAGCGGCAAGGGCAGCAAGTTCCGCCGCATCGAATTTCCCGACATCGCCCAGTCCGCCGTCCGTATCTATCTGGCCAGCGGCATCCGTCCGAAGGACCTTCCCGACACAGCGCCCCTGTTCGGCAACACCGCGCCAAAGGGTTCCTTCGGTCCCCGCACCGGCGATGAGCGCCGCGAGTGGCAGCGCGGTTCCCGCCAGTGGCTCTCCACCCTTGTGGAATCCCACGTCAGGGCAGTCACCGGCGTTCCCGACATCCGCAGCCACGACCTGCGCCATGTAGGCGCCCGCATCGACCTCAACGCCGGTATGAAGCAGGAGGAGCTTCAGTCCAAGCTGGGGCACACCAACCCCAACGTTACCCAGCGCTATTCAGGCCGTCTGCTTTCCCGCACCGGCAAGCGCTCCGCCGCCCTCGTTCTCGAAGCCCGTGAGCGTCAGGCGGACATCAACGCCAACATTTTGGCCGGGAGCGTGCAAAATGCGTAAAAATTTGTCATCTCCCATTGACGCGCCCATCCGTTCGTGCTACAGTAAATGTGATGCAGCCCTCCCTTTACACACAGGTTGCGTCTCCCACTTTTCAAGCCCTCCCGCCGCCGAGTGTTACCCCCCCCTTCACTCCCGGCGGGAGGCATCTTTCTGTTTCGCCCGTAAACGCCCTCTGCGGCGTTTCTTTTTTTGCCCGTCAAACTTACCCTCCTGTTAAAGTAGAAAGCCCCCTGTGACGCTCTGTGCGCCGCAGGGGGCTTATTTTTATTTCTCCGGCCGTTTTTGTCCTATTGCCTTACGCGCTCCGAGGTCACTTCACGATTTCCCACGTTCCGCTTTTCCCGTCCGCGCTCCGCGTCACCTTCACGGTGTACGTTTCGGTCACGGTCGGCTGTTCCGGTGTCTCCGGCTGTTCAGGCTCCTGCGGCTTCTCCGGCTCCACATATTCCAGCCCGCAGAACTCGCACAGCGCCTTGCAGTCCGCCACGGCGCAATCCTCCATGTGCTCATGGAACCACGCCGCGTCCTCCGGGTTGTCGTGGTACACGTGCTCCTGGTACACGGCGTAGGCGTTGGTGTCGTCCAGCTCGTGCAGGTCGCTCCGCGTCGCCGTCCGGCAGCCGTGGGGGTAGATGGCCTTCCGGTACTTCACCATCAGCTCCGCCAGCTTCTTCCCGTTGGCGCTGCTGGGGTGGTACATGGACAAAAATCCCTTTACCGTGCCGTACCCGGTGGGGCCGTTGGTGCTGCCGTTGGTGTGGGACACATAGTGCACCTTTGCGCCCCACTCGTTGCTCTCCTTGATGGCGCGGTACATATAGTCCGGGCCGTACTCGTCGCTCATGGGCGTCCGGCGTGGGCCGCGCATGATGTCAAAGCCGCACCGTTCCAGCATGGGCTGCAAAATGTCCAGAAACTCGTTGTTTTCCAACGTCTCATAGCACTGCTGGCCGTCCGGGCGCTTATAGCAGCACTGGTTGGCCTTGTGGTACGCCGGGGACAGATAGATCTTCGGCTTCTCCGCAGGCGCGTCCTCGTCGCTTTCCTGATAATCCGGGTAGCCGAAGGTGTACGAGGACTTCACGCTGGCGTACTCCTTCTCGTACACGCCGCCGCCGTTGATCACCACGCCGCTCTGCGGGCTGGTGTTGCCCTCTATGGTGCGGAAGCCCTTGCCCACGATCTCCGTCACGATGCCCGTGTGATCGTCGCCAAAGAATACCTGTGCCCCCACCTTGGGGGTGCTGCCCAGCTGTCCCGCTGCCTTGAAGTACCGCTTCAGGTAGTACACGCCCGCGCCCAGACTGTCGTCCGGCAGGTTCTGCAGCCGCTTCGCCTCTGCTACGCCGAACGCCTGCACGTTCACCCACGCCACGAACGTGGTGCACCACGGGTATCCCTGCTTTTTCCCGTTATAGAAATGGGGGATGGCGTCAATGTCCCGTGCGTACTTCGTGAAGTTCTTGTCCCCGGCGTTGGCGGTCTTGCTGTCGAGATAGTGTGTCTCCGGCGTGTCGTTGGAAGCCTTCTCAAGATAGCCCAGCTCCTCCCGGGCTATCTTGATGACCTTACTGGCGCCGTTCATACGGCCTCCTCCACCTTGTCCTTCAGCTGCTTCGTGATCTGATTAACGCCGGTCGCCGCCAGACCGCTGACGATACCCACAGCCGCGCTGGTGATGTAGTCCTGCGCGGGATAGTCGGGGATGATAAACATACCCACCACGCCCAGCACAAGGCCGCACACGCCCATGATGACCGGGATCCACTTGTCGTTCAGCCCGCTGGCCTTAACAGCCATACCGATGAGGTAGCACACGACGGTGATCGCCGCCACACTCGCAATGCCCAAAGATGCAAAATCCATATTCTTCTTCCTTTCCGGCGTCAATGCGCCTGTCCTGTTTGTGTAAAACAAAATGGGGCCGCAGCCGGTGTTCTCCACCGGCGCAGCCCCATTCGGCTTTCTACCGCGGCCCCATTGCCGCGAGTATTTGTTTGTGCGGTTGTCTCTTACTTTGCTTCGGTCTCGCCGTACACGCTCTCGATCAGCGCACACAGCTCCGTGTACTGCTCGTCCGTGATGCGCCCCACGGCGTAAAACACGTCGCACTTTTGCTGCGCCTCCTCACGGGTCTTGTAGAACCGCTTGTTGATGAGCTTTGTCATAATGTTGTACATAGTCGTTCTCCTTTCTTATCCGATGGTGTCCATATCCGAATGATAGATGGTTTCCACAGCCTCGCCCAGCTGCTGCGTCAGGCTGTCTATCTCGTTGTTGGCTTCCTCCAGTGCCGTCAGCACCTCTTTGCCGTCGCGGTAGAACTTCCCCTCCGTGTACGTGTCGCCCATGCCCACCGGCCTGTCACCGGTGTACACGGCGGAGGGGAAGAACTGCTCGTTCCGCTTGTCCATTTCGATGATGTTTGTAACAACACCGTTTTCAACCAATGCGTATCTCACTTAATCACGCTCCTTAATCCGAAATCTTGGTGGCGTTTGCGGTGAACCATGCGTAGAACTCCGGGTAAACTACCTGATAGCGGTTCCAGAATTTTATGGTTTTTGCTGTTGCTTGTAGCCATGTGTTGTTGGTAAACCTATACACTTGTACATAATTTGCCGACAAGTCGCCGGGGTTATGCCCAAAGCACAGATCTTTATTGGAAGAAAGTTCTTGCACACCCATCACGCCATAAAGACTGGAGCCAGCATAGGCAAGTGTCCCGTCATAATCAAAGTTCTCTGTAAACAGAGCGCTTGGCATGGTAAGTGTGTCATTGAACTTCCACGTTCCACTCAGCACGTTCTCAGTGGGGTCGTCTTGGTGCAGACGGATACACACGATACCGCTGCCGCCAGCAGTTCCTTGACCGCTGGGACTGTAACTATCATAATATCCTTTTCCGCCACCTCCTCCGCCGCCGGTATTGGCCGTAGCGTCAGTTGTAGAATTACCTTTTGCGCCGCCCCCTTCACCACCAGCTCCCGAAGTTCCAATGTCTCCGTATTTTCCCGAGCCTCCGCCACCGCCGCCGGCATACAGCTTACCGGTTGCTTCGCCAAATTCTCGCGTGGTAGCGCCTTGTCCTTTTCCGGGGGTTCCGGTTGTCGGGTATCCAACATTACCACCATCCGATCCGTTTGACCCGCCATCTCCGGCGTTCACCTGCCCGGTTGCGGCGACGCCTCCTTTTCCGCCTCCAGAACCCCCGGCGGCAACAGTTCCACCTGAAACCGTATAGCCAAAAGCCGAAGTCTCCCCTCCGGAGTTGCCACCACCGGTTCCGCCCGCGCCAATAACAACTTGGTATGCCACCCCTTTTTGCAGTAAAGCGTTTACAATAGTTCTTGTGCATCCACCGCTACCTCCGGCTCCGCCGCTGTTGGATAATCCAACAGTCACACCACCGGCACCACCGCCAACCATGAATACATCCACATACGTATCCTTTTTCATCGTAAGGATACCGGTTTCCAAAAACTCCACTACACCGTCTGCGGTACGCTCATTGAATGTACCGCCCGTGTAGGTGAAATCCAGCCGATTGGCAATTCCGCCTCCCCCTGCTGTCACCGCTCTGCCTGTAATTGCCATATAAACCTCCGTTCCCGACCTCCGAAACGGAGGCCGTGTTTATTCTTTGTGTAGCCTTATGCAGACGATGCCCGAACCGCCAGCCCCTGAATAAGAAAAGCGTTCTGAATAAATTTCTGAACCTCCAGCGCCTCCACCACCCCCGCCGAGGTTATCAGTTCCATTAGAGCCTGAACCAGACCTGGGTGCACCGTTTCCTCCTCCCCCCTCTCCCCCTAAACCAACACTCCCGTAATAACTACCCGAATAACCATCCCCGCCTCCGCCAGCGCCAGAATACAGTTTGCCAGTGGCTTCGCCAAATTCTCGCGTTGTGGTGCCCTGACCAGTACCGCCTTTATCTGAGGAGGAACCTGAGGAGGAACTACCCCCATCAGCACCGTCCGAACCGCCGTTTGCCGCTTTTGCTACCCTCGCGCCAGCACCTCCTCCTGAACCTCCCGAAGTCACCGTTCCGCCAGCAGCAGTAGAGCCGAAAGCGACAGTATCTCCTCCGGGATTTGCGCTGAGACCGCCACGGTCGGGTGTGTAAGTTGCAGCGCCACCAGCACCGATAACGATAGGATACTCTGTGTTTACTCTTGGTATGATGTTCAATAGAGTTTTGGTAGTTCCCCCACTTCCGCCAATTCCACCAGCAATGGCACCAGAAGTGGCCCTCGACCCTGACCGTCCAGAAGAACCCCCTCCAACTAAAAAGGCATCAATGGCCGCTTCCTTCTTGACCGTCAGCACACCACTTGTCAGCAGCTCTACCACGCCATCCTCAAGGCGTCATTATAGGTACCGGTATATTCGAACTCTAATCGTTTAGCAGTACCCCCCCCCCGCTATTTGCGATTTACCGATAATGACCATCGTTAAACTACCTCCTTTACTTCGTACGCCGTCACCTGAATGTTCAGGTCAGCGGTGGGCTTCTCTCCCACCGCGTAGGCGGTGAATGTCCCGTTGTTGTTGGCGATGTAGATCGCGTTGGTGCCGTCGTCCAGCATCTGCTGTATCGCCGTTGCGTCTGCCTGAATGTCCGCCTGACTGGTGGCCGTTCCGCCTGTGATGGTCACACCCTGGGTGTAGGGGCTTGCGCTTCCTGCCCAGCTTGCCGCCGCCAGCGTCAGCGTCAGTTTGTCCGTTATGTCCTGCTTGTCCGGGAACCCTGCGCTCATCTCCGCCACCTCGTTGCACAGCGCGTTCAGGTTCTCCGCGTTCAGTGCAGGCGGCGCATCGTTGTTCCATCCGGGGTTCGTATAACCTGCCATATCGTCCCTCGCTCCTTTCGTCCGTCAATTTTTTGCTACGGTCCACAGGGCGTCGCCCTGCCGTATCAGTATCTGTGCGCCCTCCGCGCTCCCGGTCTCAGCCCACGGCACCGCGCAGATCAGCGCCTGCTGCCGCGTGTTGTCCTGCGTCTCGCAGGTGATCTCCGCGTTGACGAATACCCGCAGCACCTCGCCCTTTCGGTTTTTCAGGAATAAGGTGTTCTGCGTCAGCGCCAGAGCAAACAGCGCGTCCCGCTTCGCCAGCGTGTCGCTGTACTCCGCATTGGCGCCCACCTCGCCGATATAGCCGCTCAGCTCGCCGCTTTGGTACAGCTGCGGCACCATCTGCACCGTGGGGTATCGGGTGAAGTTTTCCAGCAGCGTCGGTCGGTTATTGTTGCTCACCGTCCCGCTCTCCACGTTCAGGCTGAACCGGAATAGCTCCTCCACCCGGTATACGTTGTCGCCGTCCTCCGCGCAGGAGAGTATCGTCCAGTCCCACAAGCACACCGTCACCGGCTGGCTGGGCAGCGCCGTGGTCACAAAGGATCTCTCCCCCACGCCGAATACGTAGTAGGTGTACGTTCCCTGCGAGGCCGCCGCGCAGTCGATCACGCTGCGCTCCGCGTACCCTACGTCCGCCACGTGCACCAGCGACGCTGTGCCCTCCTCTCTGCGGTATACGGCCCAGCCCGTCAGCGGCTCCTCCGCCACGATGTTGCCGCCCCGCAGGTCTGTGGCGAAGTCCGCCAGCAGCAGCGTCCTGCCGCCGAACTCCGGTGTGTACCCCGCTGCGCTCATAAGTGCCGTCACCACCGTGTCCGTCAGCTCGCCCTCCTCTATCCACAGGTAGTCGCACACCTGTGCGCCAACCAGCTTCACGTTCACCACGGTCATGTCCGCCATCACCGCGTCCGCCATGTATTTCAGCACCGAGAATTGGCTGGCCCGGGGGAATAGCCGCACCGACGGTTCCAGACTCTCCGCCGGGAATAGTCCACGCTCATACCGCCGCCGCACATACAGTTTTCCGCCCGTCAGCGCCACCGTCAGCTCGTCCTCCGGGGCAAAGGCAGCGTTCACCCGGCCTATCTCCGCGCCGCCCTGCATAGCCCGCACCGCCGTTGTGCTCACCGTCACCGTCAGCGGCTTTCCGTCCGCGCCGGTCAGGTTGAATAGCGTCGCCGGCAGCGCCTTGACCGTTCCCTTCCAAACGATGCTTATGGGCGTCGTCAGCGCCATCGCTTCGCCCGTCACCGTGTCCCATGTCACCGTGGATCCGGTGCTCAGGTTCAGCTCCCCGTTTCGGATGGTGTATTCGCCCTCCGCCGTGCCCGGTATGTCGTAGGCGCCCGGCCACGACACCAGCACGCCGCTTTGCTTCCGCTTTACGCACGTCACCACCGCGCCGGTATAATTGCTGGCGCTGTATTGCACCGCGAACTGTACCCAGCCCGTGTCTGCCACCACGCCGTTGCTGGTCTCCACCCGGCACCGCACGGCGTATTCCTGCCCGGTGAATAAGCCGTCGTAGTAAAACGCCAGCTGTGCCGTCGCCACGTTGCCCGTGTCGTACAGCACGTCCTCCGTGTCCATTGCCGGTGCAAGCTGCCACCGCGCCCAAATAATGGGGTCGCCCTGCGCCTGCGAATAGCTGGCCGTCCACGTCATCTCCTTCGCCGCCACCGGCTTCGTAAAGTCGTTGATGGTCAGCACCGGTGCGCTCCGGCACACGAATACCGATGCGCTCTGCTGCGTCACGCTGTCCGCGTCTGTCCACCACTGGGTGATGAGCAGCTTGTAGCTGTTCCCGTTGGTGATTCCCGCCGCAGCCAGCGCCTCCGCCGTGATCGTGTAGCTGAAAAACACCACATCGCCCTTGGCGTTTCGCCCGTAAAAGGGGCAGTTGTCCGTCCGTTTTCCCGAGTCGTACAGCTGTGCGCTCTCCGCCGTGTTGGCCAGAATTTTTATCTCAAACGCCGTCATGGCGTTCTGTCCGTCCACCTGCCAGGTCACGGTCATGTTTTGGCTTGCGTCCACCGTCCCGTTGCCCAGCGCTCCCAGCGTGGAGGGCGTGATATTTGTCGGCATGAAAAGTGCCATATCGTCCTTCCCTCCTTCCGTTTATGTCTTTGTCTCCGTTTTCAGCGGCCACACCGTCACCGTCGCCACCGGGAAGTCCGCCACGCTGGTGGCGGATATGGTCATCTGCCCCTCTCCCGTCAGCGGGCGGGAAAAGCCTGTCACCAGGTGCCGTTCCGTTGGGCTTCCCTGCTTATCCCGGCGCACCAGCGTCACAAGCTCGTTCTCCTTAATGTGAAAGATTTGCCCGCAGCTGATGTCCACGCTCTTCTGCAGCACCGTGGAGCGCTTCAGTTCCCACTCTGCCCTGTCCCGGCACATGGTCTCCGTTGCGTAGCCGTCCTCCTCCGTCCACACCGTCTTTCGGCCTATCAGCTGCACGTTGGTATCGCTCATGGGGTCGTTGTTGGTGGCTCTCGCCCCCGGCTGGCTGTTGTCGTCCAGCGCCGCCCCCAGCACGATGTAGTCGTTGTACACCTCGGTGTTTTGCGCCGTGTACGTCATGCCCAGCAGCGTCGCCTCCCCCATCGAGAAGGCGTAGCTGATGGGCTTTTCACTGTCCAGCAGGTCGTCCTGGCTGGGGTCTATCCGCAGCCGCCCCGTGGCGTCGTAGCCGATCCATGCGTTCAGCATCTCCGCAAAGCCCAGTATCACTTCCGCGTATGTGCCGCTTCCCGGATCCACCTCCAACGTGTACGGCGCGTCCACCAAATTTACTTCGGTTCCGTCCGTCAGCTTCTGCTTCTTGCCGTTGTAATACTCCGTGTACACCGGGGGGATGGGGTCTACCTTCCGCCCGTTTCCCTTGTCGTCCTGCAGCAGGGCGTTGATCTGCTGAAAGATGTTCACGTTCAGTTTTCCCTTATAGGTGCCCTCCAGCTTGCCCCACAGCGTCCCGTCCAGATTGGCCCACTTGTCCACCAGCTCGTACTGCATCAGCCGCCGTCCCGGCTCCACCGTTTCCTGCGGACTCTGTATCAGGAAAACGCCCTGCTGTATGTAGTAGTCCTCGCCGTTTGGCAGCACCAGCCCCTCGTCCAGCGCGATCTCCTGCCCGAACCACAGGTGGTTTACGTTGTAGTCGAACGCGCCGTCCACGTTCCCCAGCGTCACGCTGGCCGTTCGCCTTACCCCGTTTTGCAAATTTACCGTCAGCGCCCCGTCCGCCACAAAGGCGCCGCTGTGCTTATTTCGCGGGTTATTGTCCACGAAGAACGCCGTGCTCCCGTCCGGGTTCAGAAAGCGCAGCCGGCACAGCTTCTGAAACCGGCCCTTCAGCGCTTTCAGGTACGCCAGATATTTCTCCTGCTCCGTCATGGCACGTGCCCTCCGTTCAGCTGCGCTTACGCTTCTTCCTGTCCTCCGCCGCCGTCAGCGCGTCGCACTCCTCGTCCGTGGCCGCCCTGATCTTTCGTATGTCCGGGTTTCCCTTGCGGTACTGGCTCTCGCGGGTGATGTAGTACCGTCCCGTGATGCCCGTTATCGGTATCTCTCTGCCGCTTTTCATCACCAGGATGTGCCGCGTCTTTTTCGCCATAGTCCAGCCGTCCTTTCTCACATATTCCGTCCGTCCGCGTACATGAAAACCATGTGGTTCCCTGCGTTCTTTCCCTCGCCGAATACCAGCACCACCACCTGCGCCCCCACCGGAGCCGCCGCCATCGTGCTCACATAGGGGAGAAAACTCTCCGTTTCGTCAAAGGGTCGTTTTACGCCGATTTTCCCGTCTGCCGCCGCGGTCGTCACCTGCGCCCGGTACTGCCGTACCATATCCGTCTGCGTCTCCCGCACCCGCCGCACATAAAAGTTGTCCCACAACCGCTTTGCCAGCTCCGCCAGCGTCTTTGCGTTCTCGTCCATGCTCTTATCCTCCGTAGGGCTTCACGTTGTGCGCCATCCGGCACATCTGCGCCACCGTCAGGTGCTCCGCCTGCTGCTCCGTCAGCGTGATGCCCTTCACGTTGTAGGTAGGCCCACTGTGGTCGCTGTAGCTGCGGTTATCGCTGCTCCCCGCCACACTGCGGCTCACCGGCGTCTCGCCGTACAATCCGCCCAGCTCGTTCACCCTGGCCCGGAACCGCGCATCCGCCGACGGCTTCAGCATCTTCGCCGTCACGTCGGGCGGAAGCACCATCTCGTCGTCCACCGTGGCCTTTATGCCGCCCAGTCCGTGCAGCACACCGCCGCTGTCGTACTTTTTCTTCCGTCCCCCGCTGACGGCGCCGATAATGCTTCCTGACACGATGCTCTTCCGGTTTGACTTTCCACTGTTCGGCAAAGAAATGTTGTTCTTGCCCATGCTGATGGCATCCGAAAGGTTCCCCGTCGGTTTATTGGATACGCTGGCTTTCTCGGAGCTGGTGGATTTCCGCACGCCTGTCAGGTTGCCGACCTTTACCTCGGTGTATCCCGACGCATTGCCGGTCGCGTTCCGTTTTACCTCTACCGGCGTACCTCCCGCCGTGATCGTCACGCCTGCCGCAGCCGCCTTCGCCGCCAGCACCCCGTTGGCCCATTCCCACCAGTTCTGCACGCTCTGATCCAGCAGGACTTCCTCTTGAGCCACCGTTTCGCCCAGCGCGTTGATGTATTCCTCCAGCGCGTCAATTTTCAGCTGGTACGCCGCCTCGATGGCCTTTTTCCTCGCCTCCAATTCCTCAATGGCGAGGTCCAGCTCCATCTCCCGCTCATAGTCCCGCAGGTCCTTCTTCGCGTCCGCAAGGTCCTCCTCGGCCTGCTTCACCTTCTCCGGGTCCGCGATCCACTCCCACTGCCCGGACTCGGCGTTGTACATCCGCACCGTGCGCTCGTTCCGGGCGTTCAGCAGCGCGTCCTGCTTCCGCATGACCTCCAGCCGCAGCTCCTCCAGCTTCTCGGCCCGGTCTATCTCCTCGTTCTGCTTCTTCAGCGCGTCGATCTGCGCGTCTATGGCCGCCAACTCTGCGTCCCGCTGCTTTTCCAGCGCATCGATCTCGTCCTGATACTTCTTTTTCGCCGCGCTGCTGCCGGAACCGCCGGAACCGCCACCGCTATAACCTCCTGTGTTTCCGGTGGTGTTGTTCCATCCGCCGCTGGGCGCCGTGCCCGTCAGTTTTCCCCACGCCTTGTTCGTCAGGTAGGATTGGGCTTCCTCCAGCGTCTTGAACTTTTTGTTGGCGACCAACACCATCGACTGCTGGTAGATCCGTCCCGCGTTCAGCAGGTTCCCGTAAGCTTGAGTGGTGTACCCGATGGTGGCCGCCAGCGTTCGCAGCGCACTGATCTGCTGGCTGAAATTCAGCTTCGTATCGCTGGCCGTTATCTGCGCCGCCACCAGGTCGTACAGCGCCTTGCCCGTATGCCCCGCCTGCTGCGCTTCCGCGATAAGGCCGTTTACGTAGTCCTGCGTGGCCTTTTGCGTCACGCCCAGGATCTCCTGCACCCTGTCATAGGCAGCCACCAACTGCCGCTGTTCCTCCGATACCGCAAAGCCATAGTTGATCGCCTTGCGTATCGTTTCTACTTCTTCCTCGCGGGCCTCCTGCAGCTTTGTCAGGGAGTAGTAATACTCCTCCTGCGTCTTAGTGCCCGCTTCCATCTGGTCCTGTACCAGCTTCACCGACGCCTTGTACTGCGCCAGCGATTCCACGTCCGCCTGCACCATCTGTATGGGGGTCACGCCCATGCCGTTGCCCACACTGTCGCCGCCGCCAACGTATACCTTGGCTCCGGTGCCGTGCAGCTCGTTCCATGCGTCCCACGCCTCAGACTCTGCGTCCCGTACCGCCTTCTCTTGCTCCTCGCGGATCGCCCGCAGCACCTCCAGCCGCTTTTCCTCCGCCTCCGTCAGCTCTCCGGTCTTGCTTATGAGCGTGTCGTACTCGTCCTCGGTCTCGCCCAGCGCACTCTGTGCCGTTTCAACGTCCGCCAGTGCCTTTTCATAGGCTCGTGCCTTTTCCGTGCTCAGGCTGATCGCCACGGCCAGCGCCGCAAAGATCGCCGCGCCCACGCCCAGCTTCGGCAGCATTGCCAGCAGGCCCTTCATCTGCCCGGTGAGCTGCGTGATCGCCATAGCGTTGCCGCCTATGGCGGAGGTCAGCGTTCCGAAGAATGTTCCCACGCCGCTGTTCATCAGCGCCGTAAAGCCCTTGTTCGCCAGCGTCAGCACACCCACCAGCAGCCCCAGCTGTATCACCAGTCGTCCGGTGTCGCTGTCCAAAAACTCCACCAAAGCGATCACCTGGTCCAGTGCGCCCTTTATGGTGTCCGTCTCCACCAGATGGCTGATGAACTCCGTCCACTTGTTGTGCAGTATCTCGGTCTTACGGGTCCAGCTGTCCAGCGCGTTTTCCACTTCCTTGTCCGCGCTGCCCACCGCGTCGGCGTAGTCCCCCAGCATGGACTCGTACATATCCCAGTTCTGGATCAGCGCCAGCAGCTGCGAGGTACGCAGCTTTCCGCCGATGTCGCTGACCATCTCCATCAGCTGCTGCTCCGTCAGAAATCCGTCCTTCATGCTCTGGGACAGACCGGCAATGGCTTTCATGGGGTTAATGACATCGCCGGACGCCTGCGCCGCGTCGTAGGCATCCTTGGCATAGAGCTTGATGACATCCCGCAATCCAGCGATCTCGCCGGTGGTCCACGTCACGCCCTCATCGATTTCCGTCTTGGTATCGCCGATGATATTCAGGAAAAGCGCCCGCAGCGCGGTGGCGGCCTCTGTGCCGGACCGCTGCGTCACAGCGGTGATCGTGCCGATAGCCGCCGTCAGTTCATCTGCGCCCACATGGGCCTGCGCCGCGATGGGCGCCACCTTGCCCAAGCCTTCGGCAATTTTTTCTATTGACGTTGCGTAATTGTTATCAATTTCATTTGCTCCATCGAGAACCTTCGTCAGCTGCTCGATGCTGCCCTGATACTTGTACGCCGCGTCCATAGAGAGCAAAAACTGCTGTGCGGTCTCTGCGTCCGTGTCGCCCACGATCTGCGTCTTGGTGGCCAGCTCCGCCAGCGCGGACGCCTGCTCGCCGTAGCCTGCGCGGCTGAAGTTTGCCACGCTGTTCAGGTACTCGTCCGCCGCCACGCCGTAGGCGCTGGCGGTGTCGTATGCCTGCTTCTCGATCCTGTTCAGTTCCTCCGTGGTCGCGCCGGTGACTTTGCGTATCGTCACCATCTCGTCGTCCACGTCCTTCATGGTCTCCAGCGCTTCCGTAAAGCTGCGCTTTAACCCGGCAATGGCGTTGCCCATCACCTGCCACAGCGCCATCTTTCCGGCCACGCGCACAAAGCTGTCGCCCATCAGGTCGGCAAAGCCGCTGCTCTCCTTGGCCGCCGTCCCCACGCTCTTGACAGACTGCGCCGCATTTTTCGTGCTCTGCTGCACCTTCCCGCTGGCGTCCAAATATGCTTTTTCAAATACCGCCGCGCTCTCCTTGGCGCTCTTGCCGCTCAGTCCGCTTACGCCGGTCAGATCCTCTATGCGGCTCTGCATGGCGGTCGGCGCGTAGGTGCTGCTCTGCTGCGCCGCATAGGCGCGGTAGGCATCCTTGGCCGCCCGCACCTGTGCCGCCGCCCTCTCCGCCGCTTTGGCCTGCGCCGTAAAGTTCTGCGTCACCTTCTTGCTGGTGATCTCCATCTCGCCGCTCTGCATATTCAGCGATTTGGACACCTGCACCACTTCGCCCACCTGGCGGCTGTAGTCCGCCACGGACCGGCGCAGCTCGCCCTCCGGACTGAAGGTCTCCGTCAGCTTCTGCAAACTCTGCCGTGTGGCGTTTATCTGTACATCGGCGTTCTGCGTATTCACGCCCAAAGTCACCGGGCTGCTCTGCAGCTTCGCTATCTCTCCCTTGAGCTGCGAAAAATCAGGTACAGCCGTTACTTTGAAAATCGCCATACGCTACCTCCAATCGTCCTCTTCCCGTATCATCCCGGTATCTTCCGCCAGATCCAGCGTGGGGTCCGCTCCGTTCATGGCCCGCACCAGTGTTTCTTCCGCCCTGCCGTCCAGCATCTCCTCCACAAAGTTGCGGAAAAAGGGTCTGTTCTTTGGCCGTCTGCCCCAGTTGTACGCGGGGTCGTTTTTCTCGATCCGGTTCACCAGGTCGTCCCCGTCCACATGGGGGTTTATGGGTTCTCCGTTGCCGTCCGTTGCGCCGCTGGGGTGATACAGCAGCGTCAGGTTCATGCCGCCGTCCCGCTCATCCGAATACACCGTGGCGCTGGCGTTCATGTCCGCCAATCCCTTCGTGCCGCGCCGGCGCACATACTCCTCCGGCACCAGCTTGTCGTATACGTCCTCTACCACGTGCTCCCGCAAGCACTGCCGCATTTCCTCCGCCAGTGCGGGGCGCGATGCGCGAAAGGCATCCTTCACCTGCTTTTCCAGCGCAGCCATGTCCTGCTCAAACCCGTTGAACTTCCCCACCAGCTTCGCCATGTCCCGCGCCTCCCCTCTCTCACATACGCCAATGCGCTGTCTTGCTTCAGCGCGCTCGCGTCTGCCCCCTCCCCCGCCTTGCGGCAGGGGAGGGGATTTTTTGTTGTCGTCAGGCTTCTTTCACGCTCACAGCGCACTGGTCGGTAAACGTGGTGCCTTCGTACACGAAGGTCACGGTCATGTCGCAGTCGCCAGCAGTGGCCCCTGCGGAGATCAGTCCGCTTGCGCTCACGGTGGTGCCGCTGGGTGCGCCGTTCAGGCTGTAGGCGCACTTGGCAGGATCCAGCACCGCCAGCTGGCCGTTCTCCAGCACCGCCTGGGGCTTCACCTGCACCGTGCCGCTGACGGGGACATTGATAACGCCGCCGATGGCGGTCACGATGCCCGTCACCACCTCCGCGCCGTTGTCCGGCACGTACACGTACCAGCCCAGGGTGCCGCCGGCGCAGTCCTCGCACTTGTCAGATATCACGCTCTCATCCGTGCTCAGTGCGCGCCCCACGATCTGCGTGGTGTCGTAGTTGCTCTGGCTGCCGGTCACGGTGGCGGTGTCCGCCTGCAGCTTCAGCGGTACGTTGATGTACAGCCAGCCCTGGCGGGTGCCCTCGTTGGTCTTGGCGTTTACGTTGCCGTACACCGCCAGCTGGGCGGTGAAAAGGCCCACCTTGCCGTTCATGCCGGTGTTCAGCTTGCCGCACATGGCGCTGAGCTTGTTCACGAAGTACCACACCTTGTACTCGGTGCCGCTCACCGCGGTAAAGCCGCTGATGGTGCCGTCCGCCGCGATCTCATAGGCGATGCCGCCCTGCTGGATGCCGGAAGCCTTCTTGGTCTCCTGCACATAGGCATAGGGCTTTGCCATCGCATACTGCGCCACAGGGGCACCGTCGGTCACGTCCACCTTCAGCACGGTGCTGTTCGCCGTCACCACCTGGCACACCGGGGCCACAGCGTTGTAGGTCACAGCGCCGCCCACGCCGGCCATCTTCGTCCGCAGGTCGAAGTTGGCCTGGGTGAAGTTCACCTGGATGTCCGGGTCGCTCTCGATGATGGTGGCAATGCCGTTGTTCAATCCGGCACGCAGGGGATCGCCGTTCACGGTCACGGTGATGTTGCCTTCCTGGAACTTATTGCTGCTCAGCAGGATCTGACCGGTTTCCATGTCGGCGAACTGCGCGGCGCAGATGCCGCGGGTATACAGTCTCGGATCGGTAAAAGTAATCATTCTGCTTTCACTCCTTTTTGATATAAAAAATGGAGGCAAAGCCCCGGTTTCCCGTTGGCTTCGCCCCACTTGGCGTTCCGCCCTGCCCGCTTGCAGGGCCTATTCCCTTCTCTATGCCTGTCCCATGCCACGTGTCGCTTCCTCCACGGGCCGCAGTGCCGTGTTGCCGTCGCTCACCCGGTCATAAAACAGGCTCGGCCACGGGTTGCCCCGTTTCCACTGTGTTCCTCTCGCCTCCGCGATGGTGCAGGTCATGTACCCCAATATCCGCTGCCACGTTTTTGCTTTCGTTTGCAGCTTCAGCAGTGGCCACGACTCTATTTCCGTCTCCTCCGCGTGTTCCAGCGCGGCCACCGTCGCCACCCGTTCCCACGCATCTCCGCTCAGTTTTGCGCCGCCGTTCATCTCCGCCAGCTCTCGCTGCGCTTCCACCAGCTCCGGGTTGGCCTCCGGCGGCGTCAGCTCAATTCCGTTCTGTGCGGCGATGATCTCCCGCAGGTACTGGAACTGCGCCGGCGTAATGCGCCACAGCTCCTCTCCGTGCAGCACGAACTCCACCGCCGTCAACCGGCTGGGGTCTTTCGTGTCCACCTTGCAGCGAAACGCCTTCAAGCGCTCGTCCAACGCCTTTCCTCTCCCCAGCCGCAGGGAGAGCGCCAGCATCAAAAGCGCCCTTGACAGCAGCCCCACTGTCTCCTCTCCGCGCTCCATCGCGTCGTACTCCATCTTGTAGTAGGCCGCCAGCAGCGGCATCACAGCATACGCCACAGGGAGGCTCTGCTGCACGATGTCAATGCCCGGTCGCGCCAACTCGAATGTCTCCATCTCCTCCACAAGGATGGGGTACAGCGTCAGTCCCTCCGCCTGTACTTCCTCGTACCTGCGGCAGGCCCGTTCTATGCTCTGTGAGATCGCCATATAAACTCTTTTCCTCCCTCACGAAACACCTTGTTGATTATGCAGTTTTCTTATAAACTGATTCCCGCCTGTACCAGCAGCGCCGTCACCGCGCCGCCCAGCACCAGCCATACCAGTTTCTCTACCACGTCGTTCCACCGCTTCGCCGGCAGGTTCGTCAGCGTCTTTACGTCCTTCTTGACCTCCGACAGGTCCTCCCGCATATTCTTCTGTTCCCGGGTCATCAGCGCCACCGAGGTCGCCATTTCGTTCATCGCTTTCTGCCACTCGGCCAGCTCGTTTATGCGGTGCGTGTTGCTTTTGCTCCGCTGTTCCACCTCCGTCAGCCGGTGGTCAAAAGTCACTTCATCCATCTGCGCCGTCCTCCGTTCTTTCAGAATGTGGTCACGACGCTTTCTTCGTCGCTGTCCGCCCACGCAAGGCTCATGTGTACGCGCCGCCCCACGTTCATGCCCTGATCGTATATGGCATGGGATCCGTTGTCCGTATGTGCCCCTCTGTCAAAGGTCATCACCCCGGATCCGCCTATGTTCACGCCGTTCAGTGCCTCAATGATGCACTGCTCCATGTCATAGCTGCGGGAGTAATCGTCCGTCCGTGTGGTGGTCTCGTGTCCGTAGTTGCACAGAATGTCGAAGTATACCCCCACTGCTGCCGTAAACGGCGTCTTGGGTATCACCCGCCCGATGTACACCTTTACCACCGTCTGGGCCATGCTCTGCGCCTGTCCCCAGTATTCCAGCGGGAATAGTCTGTACCCCTTGGGGTGCTTCGCCTTCTGCTCCTCCGTGTCCACCGCCGGCGTCTCACCGTCAAACACAATGCTCAGCTTCTCCTCCGCCGTGGGCAGGGGCTGGGCCAGTGGGTTCGCCCCGTCGCAGCATATATACTTCATCAGCCGCACCCGGGGTCTTGCGTTGTCGTCCACGGGTGTGTACCCGTTCCTGTCCGGCAGGTCCAGCAGGTAGTTCACGATCTTTTTCGGTATCTTCTCCGCACCCTTAAAGGTGCCGTAACCGGTTTCCACGCGCTCAAATGGATAGTAGGGGCTGTCGAAATCTGTGTTCACGCCCTCACCCCGCTTTCCGTTTTTCTAATTGTTTCACATGAAACATTGTATTATTCGTTGCGTTTTTGATATTTTTGCAACTTTTATTTCCGTTGCGTTTTGAATATTATTTTGTTCCCTTCTGCACCTGTTCCGCCAGCTCCACCAGCTCTTTCATGCTCTCCGGCGTCATGGCCGCCGCGCTGCTCATGGCCATCCGCGCCACCACATCGTTCATCACCGCCAGATTGGCGTTGATCTCCGTGTTCAGCATCTTCTCCAGGTCCCGGTAATCCGCCAGCAGGTCATACGCCTTGTCCCGCAGGGCGTCGCTCTGCTTCTTCATCCGGTCTATCTGGTTGACCAGCTGCACCCCGCCCACCAGATCGTAGTCGTCGGCGCTCATCAGCCACTTGTCCTCCTCGCAGCCGTCGAAGTCCAGCCGCAGATACGCCCGTGCCAGTATGCCCATCAGGTAGCGCCGTTTCCGCTGTCCGTTCTCCCGGTACATGGGCGGCACATCGCCCCGGAAGCGCTCCCCGGTATCCACCACCACCCGGTCGATGCACCTCTCCGCGCAGTGGCTCACGATGGCCGCCTTCTCCATCAGCGGCACATAATCGTTGGCCTTGGCGAATACCTCCTTCATGGTAATGGGCTTGCGCTCTTTAATGCTGTTTTCCATCTCTCCTGCTCCTTTCAGATTCATAATGGAAATTCCCTCACGTATTTACTTTTCCCCTCTGCAGCGCAGTGAGCAATTCCGCCACTGCGCCGCGTTTTCGTACCGTCCGCTGTCCGGGCAGTGGTACTGGTAGCAGCAGAAGTCGTGCTCTCCCGTCTGCTTCCTGCACCGTATGATGATCTCCCCTACCTTCCGGTAGGCGTGCTCACATATCGGCTTTGCCATCGTTCTTACCACCCCTCCAGTGTGATGTCCGTGCTCACGCTCTTGCCCTTACAGGCGGCCGTCACCGTCAAAGGCTTTACGCTTCCGCCCCAGCAGTACACGGTGGCGGTGCTGCCGTCCACCTCTGCGGTGTAGCTGTCCTCCCCCGCCCCGGTGAAGGTCCATTCCACCGCGTCTCCGGTCTCCGCGCCGTTCTCGGTGTATATGGCCGTCAGCACGGTCTTGCCGTAGGCTTCCAGTCTCTCCACCGGATCCGTCCGCCAGTGTACGCCGCTTACGTTCTCTGCCACCGTCACGGTATAGGTGCCGTAGTGCTCCTCGTTCTGCACCAGCACCGCCGTGATGGTGCACGCTCCCTCGCCCACCGCCGTCACGTTTCCCGTGGGGTCCACCCGGCATACGCTCTCGTCGCTGCTGTACCACAGATAGCGGGTGGGGTGTTCTGTGTCTCCGTCCGCCGCCTCTCCGTTTCGCAGGGATGCGGCGGTAAACTTTGCCTTTTCTCCCGTGCTCATGGCCGCTCTGCCGCTCACGTTCACCTCCCAGGTGAAGGGATAGGCGTTGGCCACCCGGCGAACCAGGTCGTCCTTTTCCCTATCCGGCTCCGTCATCCGCGCCGTAAACCGCAGCAGCCGGCAGCTCTCGTCGTCCCCGGTGAACTCCTGCGCCACGTCCGCGTAGCCGGTGATCTGATACGCCATCCGCCCCAGGATCAGGCGGCTGTTCACATCCAGGTTTTCCGTTTCGCCGTTGCGCTGTATGGTAATGTTGAAGTACCCCTGCATGATGAGCATGGTCTCCTGAAAGTCGTTGGCGTTGGCGTTCAGCTTCACGTTTTCCACCACCATCGGTTCCTTCAGCACGTTGCCGTACCAATCCAGATGGTTCCATGTGGCGTTGCACCGCCTTATGATGCCCCCGCCCACGGCAGAGGATATGTTGGCCGGATTCGTCACCAGCCATGTGGAGCCCATTGTCTCCATTTTTGCGCCCTCCGGCACATATTCGATGCGCCGGTTTACAAACAGGACTTCCTTATAGTTGTCTATGGGCCGGTCTATGGCGTTACCCTTCTTCCGCGCATCGGCAAGGCGTACCAGCTGTTCGCTCCACTCGTAGAAGTTGTTGGGGTCGCTGTCCAGCCCCTGCACCCGGCACGCGGTGTAGTCGCTGGCGTATTTGCCGTATGCCTGCACGAATCGCGCCGTTGGATCTCCAAAGTAGGGGTTGCGCCTGTCGTTGTACTGTGCGGGGCGGTTGGTGGGTGCCTGCGGTCTCTCCGCCATTGCGGCGATATTGCCAAGATTGTTCTTTACGTCCGCCATCGCCCGTCACCTCCCCGTTTCACAGGAACTGGTATCGTCCGTACCCGCCCCGGCCTCTCTGCACCGTGTTCAGGAACGTACAGTCCTGCTCATACTTGTGCATCTCGTCCATCAGCCTTGCCCGGTTCTTCTCCTGCTTCGCGGCGCCCTCCTTCATATAGGTGCCCTCGTTCACCGTGTCAAAGCTCGCGTCCTTTATCTTCATTTGGTCGTTCAGCCAGTTGCGGAAGAACCGCTCGTCCCATACGCTTGCCACGCACAGCCCAAGTATCCGCTTCTGCTCCATTGTCAGCTCGTGACCAAATTCACCGTCTGTGTAAAAGTCCAGCGTGTAGTTTATTCCCGCCATGTCCTGCATAGGGAACGTCACCACGCCTGTTTCGGCGTTGTAGCTCGCCCCGGTGTACGGCACCGCCGTCATGCCGCCCGTCACATCCTGCTCCACAATGGCGCAGGAAAACAGCTCGTAGCCCACCATTCCGGTGTCCACTTCCGTTTCTCCCACCAGGCTGTCCTCGCTGCTGGTCCAGTAGTAGTCGCCGTAGCTTGGCTGTACCAACCCATCACCCAGATACGCTCTCATCTGCACCGGCAGGGAGAATAGGGGGATGGCGTTCACCATATACAGGCTCATCCTCCGCAGGAACGCCGCCGGGTCGTTGGCTGCCTCCTCCTGCAAGCGCACGTCGTCTATGGCCACCATCGCGTGGTTCGATATGACCTCGCTCCACTTCGTCCCCATGTTCTCCCCTCCTTATGCCGGAATATAGATCGTTATCAGTTCTCCCGCCGTGCCGTCCGTCAGTGCCACGCCGTCCGCGCCGGTCGAATTTCCGCCCAGCCCCTCCACCAGCGGCGCGTTGCTGGGGTATGTGCTCCTGCCGGGGTACAGATTGCTGCTGGGCATCAGTCCCGCCTTTTCCGCCTGTGGATACAGGCTTTCCGACGGATACAGTGTCGCCGAAGGGAATAGCCCTTTCGTGATCTTTACAAAGTCTCCCACCTGTACCACGGAGCCGGGAGCCACCCGGTAGGTCGCCTCCCAGTCTCCTTTTCCGTACAGGTACAGGGCGTAGCCTTCGCCCTCCGCCAGTGGGAAGCGCATCTGCCCGATGTCCGGGTAGGTGGAGTTATTTATCTTCAACCCCGCTTTCCACTTTTCCAGCGCTCCGGGCGCACCATTGACTTGCATGAACCGTGCCGCGCCTCCCTCGGCCAGCGGCACCTGCACGACGGAGACGCCCGTATAGGTCACGCCGTTGATCTTTACATCTCTCGCCATGCGTTTTGTTCCTCTCCGTCAGGCTATCGTCATCACGCTGCCCGCCACACTGATCTGCGGCGTTGTCATCGTTCCTACGATGGGTGCCCCTCTTTTGTCGTGGGCGGTAGCGCCTTTCGCCAGTGTGTTGGCCGTCACGCTGTCCATTGACAGGTCCAGCTTCACCGCGCCGTCCACCACGACCTTGTTTACGTTTTTCGCCATCGCCCTTTTACCTCGTTTCCTCCGCTTCTCAGGCGCCGATGGTCAGCGTCACGCCGCCGGCCTCGTTGTCCGTCTCGCTCACGGGGATAGCGTTCACCGTCACGCTGGACAGGCAGTTGTACCCCTCGTCGGGCAGGACCTCCTGGCTGGCAAAGGTGGGGGTCACAGTCTTGGCCTGTGCCTTCATGTCCTCGCTGCCGGACATGGTGCCCTCCACGCCCAGGATAGTCACACCCTCGCGGATGTTGGTGGCGATGAGCTTGGCCTGCTCCGCCTCGGCGATCTGCACGGTGCCGCTTCCGTCGTGGAAGCCCAGGGGCACGGTATACACCTGCGCCTTGGTGGTAATGCTGCCCGCCACAGCGCCGTTGTTGGGCATCGTACCAGTGACCTCCGCGCCCTTCACAAATGCGGTCTTGCCCAGCAGGATCTCCGCAGCGGACGCGGTAGCGCCGGAGGTGTCCGCATCAAAGGTACACGTACCCGTGATGGTCGCACCCGTCTTGTCGTGGGCAGTAATGCCCTTGAGCAGCTTGGCAGGCACCACGCTGTCGGCGGTCAGATCGATTTTTACCTGTCCGTTCAGAATTACTTTGTTGATGTACTGATTAGCCATACTCCACATCTCCTATCGTTAAAGTTTTTCCGCCGGCGGCATTACTGACTTCGTACTGGGGAATTTTCTTCACCGTCACATCGTCGTTCATGCGTTTGGCTTTTGTATGCAGCACAACAGGCTTGTCCACCTGTGGTGTTACCTCATATTCGCCCTCGTAGGTGGGGATGATTTCTCCCCCGGTCTGTATCACTACATCCCGTATTTCTATCTCCACCACGGGCTGCCCCACCGGGGCGGTGCTGGCGTTGGCGTTCTTCTTCTGTTCCGCCGCGAACTGCTGCAGCGCCATTTACATCACCCCTTTGGACCGGCTTGCGGAGACGTATATGGTCTTGCCCTTTGCCCCCACCACGCTCTCGTCGTTGAATTTAATCCGTGCCTGCACCGGGGGCGTCCTCCCGGCCTTAAAGGCGAAGGTCTGCTCCTGCGTCAGCGGAAACAGCCACTGTCCGTTCTCCTCGTCGTAGCGCACCACGCCGGGATACGTCCTCGTCAGGTTCCCTATGGTGATCTCCAGCCGCAGCACCATCTCCGGCGTTATCAGCAGTTCCCCCTGCCGCAGCACGATGGGCAGCGAATAGGCGTCGCCCTGCATCATGGCCGTTCCCTCCTTCCGCTTATATGCTCAAGGACTTTTCTTCTTACTTGGTGTCCTTCTCGTTCATGTCCTCGATAATGGTGATGAAGTCGCCCTTCTCGTGCCCCTTGCGCTTGCTCAGCGCGTTCAGTTTCACCGTGCGCTCCCGCGTCACATACCGGCTTCCCTGTCGGTAGGCGTCGGCGTACATCTGCGCCGCCATCACCTTGTGTCCCTCGCACAGCGCCGGGTAGATGTTCAGCAGCTCGTCGCCCAGCTCCACCAGCTTGGCAAAGGCTCTCTTGTCCAGCACCTCACCCGGCTTGTAGTCCACACCCAGCGCCTCGCGCTCCTCGTCCGTCAGACCGCTTACCACCAGCAGCCACCGCTGCGCCATGAACCGGCGGTTCATCTCCGTCAATATGCGGCTCAGGTCCGGCTTCGGCACGTAAAAGCTTCCCGTCTTGCCCACGATGTTGCCGTACATTCCGCCGTCACCGAACTGCACCACGTTGTCGTCCGCCACCGGCGCCATCCACAGGAAGTGCACCTGCTCCGCGCTGGTGCTCACCTGCACGATCTGCGGCGCGGCCTGCTGGGGGATGTTCTTCAGCGCTTCCGCCACCGCCTTGGCCGCTGCCTCCTGCATCATCTGCTGCACCTGCTCGGCGGTGTACGTAACCGGCGCGGCGGGCGTTTCTGTGGCATCAGCCGCGTCCTGCACATTCTCCTGCGCCGCCGCTTTCACGGTGCTGCTTTCGTCAGGCGTGTCCGTGCTCTGCTGGGCCGCCAGCACCACCTGGTCGTCCTCTCTCTCCTCCGCCGCGATCTGCGCGGCCAGTCTGTTCCCGCTTTTCTTCTGCTTACCCATGTTTTCTGCTCCTTTCAGATTCCTTTCATGGTCTGTTTCTATCTGCCGCAATGCGTCAAGGCTCCCACCGCTGCCCCGTTTACACGTCGGCGCATTGCATACCCGCGGCTTCGCCGCACAGCCTTATGGCGGAAACGGCAGGGCTTGAACCTGCGCCCCTCTGATTAACAGTCAGATGCTCTGCCAACTGAGCTACATTTCCGTATGGGGCTTGCGCCCCTATAAACTCCCTGTGCCTTTCGGCTCGCGGGAATTGTTTTCCAAACCGCCTTTTACGCCGGACGGGCGGCACGTTTACCGGCAACCGTGTTACTTTTAGGCGCTCAATGCACGGATAAAGCGCCAATGCTAACACACTTTCAGAGCGGCGCTATGCCATTGCCCAACGGTAGTGTCCACCGCTTTTGGCACGGACGCGAGGACTCGAACCCCGAACTGCGGTTTTGGAGACCGCCGTTTTCCCGGTTAAACTAAATCCGCATATTCGGGGAGGGGCTTTCGCCCCTTCCCCGGTGTGGGTCTCCTTACACGGTGAAGTGCGCGATCTTGGACGCGAACGTGGCCACGCTGTCCAGAGCGATGGTCAGGTTCAGGCCGATCTCGAAATCCCCGGTGCGGGTGGGATCCATCTCGATAGAGATGGGCGTGCCGCTGGTGTAGCCGATGGTCAGCGGCTTTCTGCCGTTGCCAGCCAGCATCCAGATGTCGTTCTCACTGAGCATGGTCTCCACGGTGGTGTTCTGAGTGCCGGGGATGATAACGTCCCGCATGGGCATCAGGCGCACCGCCATGAACTGGCCCAGGTAGCCGGCCTTGGTGTAGTCGGCGCCCAGCAGCGTGGCTATAGCGGCGTCCATGTTCACGTTGGTGGAGCCGGTCACGGTGTTGGGCAGTACCTTGCTCAGGGCCACGGTGCCGCCGGTGGCAAACACGTCAGAGATGGTGGTGTTGTTCAGCGCGGCGATCTTGTTGGCGCCCTTCACCCAGTTCTGGTTGTTGAAGGTGAAGTTCAGGTTGGTGGGGATCAGGCTGGTGTCCTCCGTGGCGGTGGTCATGGCCTCATTCCACATACCCATGGTCTTGGCGTACATACCCGCCACCATGTTGGCGAAGAAAACGCCGAAGTCCATGTTGGCGCCCACCAGCTGCATCCACTTGGCGGTGATCCAGCAGCTCTTGGGGGTGGGGTTCAGCGTGTAATCGCGGGAATAGAAGCGGTTACGCGGCACGCTGCGGCTTGCGCCCCAGCTGGAGTCCTGGAAAACGGGGATGTCGTTGCTGCCGATGCTCACGGCGTAGGTCTGGCCCAGCTCGATCTCCACGGTCTCGGCGAAGTCGCTCAGCGCCTCGGAGTACACGGCGGGCAGAATGGGGATGATGACCTCCTGCCAGATGCCCTGCAGCACGGCGTAGAAACGGGCGTTGCCGTAATACTCGCCGCCGTTGCGCTTGAACTCCTCCCAGCTCTCGGGTGCCTTCTTGCCGGTGCTGGCGCAGGCCAGCTTGGCGGCATACAGCAGGCTCTCCCGCTGGAACTGCTCGTTCAGCTGCTTGTAGCCCCGGTCGTTCATGGTGCGCTGCACGGTGGTGTTCTGTCCTTTGGCGCTCAGAACGGCCATCTTGCCCTTCAGGGCGTGTTCATAAAACAGCACGCGGCCCTTGGCCACGATGTCCTCGCGCTGGTCGTTTCCGTTGATGGCGAAAACCTCGTTGGAAACGCTGTTCAGGTTCAGCTTTGCCATTTCTTACTCACTCTCCTCTCTTGTCACGCGGTCACGGTGCTGACCTTGCAGGCCCACACGTCGTAGTACACGAAGCTCTGCCCAGCGCCCTCGGTGAAGTTGCCGGTGCCCTTCAGCTTGAAGTAGATGGCGCCGGTAGCAGTGGGGGCGGCAGCAGCGGGCACCAGCAGACCGTTGGCGATGGTGAAGATGGTGTTCTCGCCGATGGCGGTGCTCAGGTTGCCCTCGCCGAAGCGGTAGGCGTGCTTGCCGTCAAACACGATCTCGGTGAAGGTGCCGTCCCGGCCGGCGGGAACGCCCAGCCCCAGCGTGGCGGTGCCCACAGCGTAGTTGTTGCCGTTGCGTCCGCCCAGCGTGGGCCACTCGTAGGTGTTGCAGGCGTACACGCCGGTGTCGGCGTTGGCGGCAGCGCCCGCAGCGTTCATGTAAAAGGCGTTCTCGTTCTTAACGCCCTTGAAGCCCGCACAGGGCAGCTGCTCGCCGCGTACCACCAGCAGACCAGCGGAGCAGTCCGCATCCGCATCGGACACCTGATAGCGTCCCGTGATGTTGCACAGTTCGTTGTACTCGTTGTTGGTGATCCGCGGCTCAAACGCGGTTTTCTCAATGTATGCCATGTTTGTTCACTCTCCTTTTCGTTTTACTTGCCGGCATCGATGCCCCACTTGTTCAGCAGAGCGTCCACACCCTCGCTTCCCTCGCCGCTGTTGCCGGCGATGTGCTCCCAGGCATAGGTGGTCTTGCGCTTCTGTGCGCTGCGCTTGTCGCTCTCCATCACGGCCTCGCCGCACACGGCCAGCACCGCCTCGCGCACCAGCTTCTCTCCCAGCCACGCACCGTCCTTGTCGCAGCTATTGGCGTACAGTCCGGCCTCGATGTTCTCATTTACCGCCTTGATGGCGTCCTCCGCCACCTTTTCCTCGCGGTTGGCGTTGAAGGCGTCCAGCGTTGCTTTGGCGGAAGCCTTGCAGGCACTCAGCCGGCGCTTGCTCTCCGCCTCCTGCATGGCGCTGATCTGCTCATTGGCGGCGTCCAGCCTGGCGTTCAGGCTCTTCACATCGCCGTCGGTCTCTTTCACGGAGGCCACGGTGTAGTCCACCACGTCCGCCACATCGGCGTTCAGCTCCACCTCGCCCACGCTCAGCACGATGTGCGCTGCGCAGGGCATGATCTTTCTGGCGATCACCTCTCCGTTGTCGTCAGCGTTAAAGGTGTAGCCGAAAAGATTGCCGGAAGCGTCCAGCAGTGCCACGTTCAGCCCGTCCTCGCTCATGGAGAGCACCTTGTGGTTGGGGAACTTGGTCTGCATCTGCTCCATCGCTCTCTTGTTCATGTTGCTTTTCACTCCTTTTTTTGTGTTTTTGTCGGGTTCCTTGCCGTCGCTGCCCTCTGCGGCTGTGTGCAGCGACGCGGCCCGCAGCTTCAATTCCTTAAATTCCTCCTGCATGGCCGCCAGCTTTGCGATGCTCGCACCCGGTATCGCCGGGTTTACCCTGTCGCCCAGAATGGTCACGCCTATGCCAGACCATTTGGTAAACACGTCCACATCGCCCTCTTTGTGGCTCTCCGACACCATCGTCTCGGCGGAAACGTCCATCGTGCCCTGTTCCACGATCTTCCGCGTCAGCTCCGGGGCGTAAAAAGCAAATAGCCGTCCCTTCGCTCTGAGCCATGTATGACCGCCCCTCTCCACAAGGGTAAAGTCCTTTTCGTCATCGGACAGCGTTCCCACGATGCGCTCGGCCGTCCCCTCCATGAAGGATTGGTACTCCTCCCCGGTCTTGGGATCCCGGCGCTTGCTCATGTTGTGTCCGTCCCCCACCTGCTGCCCCACATAAGCGATCAGAATGGGCTGCCCGATGAAGGTCTTGTAGTAGTCCCGCATGTTGCGGTAGTCCCACTTGTTCCGGTTTTCACCCTCGCGCAGGACCCACAGCTCCACGCCGAACTCGTATTCGTTGAGCTTCTGCATCACCTTCAGCGTGCCGCTGGCGCTCACCTTTTTCGGCAGCGCCTTGGTTTTCAGCGTGCTCATTCGTCCTCACCGCCTTCAAACAGTTTTCGGCACCAGCTGTCAAAGGTGGCGCGGCTCATACCGCCGTTGTCCCACATGGTCCAGGCATCCAGCAGCTTGCGCCTGTCGTCGGTGTTGGCGATCTGCAGCTCCTCCGCCTTCAGGGAAAGCGCGTTGAACTCCCCATCCGCCGTGGCGCGGATAAATCCGCCCAGTGCCTCGTTGACACCGTCCACAATGGCCACGCACACCTCGAATACCCGGTCCAGGTCGTTGTCAAAGTTCTCGTCCAGCTCCGGCGTACCCGGGTACATCAGCCGCAGGTGGTAGTCGTGGGGTATCTCCGCGAACTCGTCTATCCGCTCAGGCTGCTTATGCTCCAGCTTGTGAATCGCATCCGACAGAAACGGCATACCCATGTCGCACAGCACCCGGTCCTTGATGTCCGCAAACCACTTTTCCGCATTGCCGTATGCTTCCATCACCCGGCGCATCGGCTCCCGCATAGGCGCGAACCGGGGGTTATCCCAGCTGGCGTATTCCTGTGCTCTCACGTCATCACTCCCTCTCTCCGCAAAATAAAAATGGGGCCGCAGCCGGTGTTCTCCACCGGCGCAGCCCCATTCGGCTTTCCCCGCAGCCCCTTTGCCGCGGTTATCCACTTTTCACGGCCATTGCGCCTACATCAATACCCCGCGCATCCGCGCAAGCCTTCGGTCACAGCAGCCGCATTCTCTGTTTTCGTTCCCCACTGTCGCAGGGGCTCTCGCCGCCCTATCGCTCTGTCGGCGCCGGCATGGCCGTGCCTTTCTTTTTCTTCACCGTGTGTACGGTGTGCGCCTTTATGGCCAGTCCCTCCGCCGTCCGGCGTATCTCCACGTCGTTGCCCTTGGCAAGCTCTCGGTTGATCTCGTGCAGGTCGTCCGCCGTCAGTATTGCCGTCATGCCCATTCTTCCTCAGCCTCCTGCGTCCGCTGACGCTTCCTGTCCCTCGGTCCCCGGCGCCCCTTCCGATGCCGGTCTCCCTCCGGGATTCATGTCGTGAGCCGCCTGCGGCGGCAGTCCGCTTTCGCTCTGCTTGGCGTTGTAGCTGGTCACAAGGGGCAGCCGCAGGTCCATAATGCCGCTTTCTTTCACCGCACGGCTGATGGCCATGTCGTCCATCACGCTCATGTCCAGCATCGCCATGTAAAGCATGGTCTGGGGCAGTATGCCCAGCGTCATGCCCTGTCTGGCGTTTTCAAAGGTCTTTTCGTCCTCCGCGATGTTGCCAAACATGGCGAATCTCCATGAATACTTCAGGTTCAGCCCGTCCATGATGCCCTGCATCATGCGCTCATAGCACCGGTATATCTGCTCGGCAAACTTGCTCTCTATCTGCAAGCTGATATTCGCCACGCCCGCCCGCGGCTCGTCGCTGGTGGGTATCAGTGCGCTCAATCCCGCCTTCGCCATGGTGTAGCCGTACCCTGCGGAGCTTATCTTCGTGGCGCTGGGCGCCTCGGCCAGCTGGTGCAGCTCCATGTTCTTCAGCGGCGCGGCGTACCAGCCTATGCCGCTGGTGTTGTTCTCCGCCAGTTCGTCGTAAAACCGCGTGCGGAAAAGCTCCCACCCTGCGTTGCTCAGCTTGTAGCTGTCCGACTGCTGCCTCGTGCTGTTGTCGTCGTATTCGATCTCGCCCGTCAGCAGCGAGATCAGCGGGTTCTGTACCAGTTCCAGCTGTATCTGCTCATACTGCGCGATCTGGATAAACGACAGGAAAAGTCCCGTCAGAGGCGATACAACCGCCGTCTGCGCGTCGTCTATCTCAAAGGGATATACGGCATCCACCGGCAGCGTCACCCAGTAACACCACTTCCCGTTCTGGTAGTATACGTCCGGGTCTCCCGGCAGCACGCCGCCGCCCTGCTCCGCTGCCGTTTTCAGCTCGGTAAAGCGGTTCATATTGATGGTGTTCTTCGCCGCGTATACATACCGGGTGCCCGCGCCCTTGGGCGGTCTCGCCGCCACCTGGGTGAATATGCCCCAGTAGGGCTTAAACAGCTCCCCGAACTGCGCCGGCTCACATCCAGGCTTCAGAAAGTACATCATGTTAAAGGCCACGGTGTACTTCGACACGCTGTTGAACCCCACGATCTTTATCCAGTCGCTGGGCAGCTGCTGCATAAAAGCGTAGTTCACCTTGTTGTGGGGCTTGTCCACGCTCACGCGGGGGTAGTAGAATACTTTGCCCTCCTGCACCGCCTGCCCTGCCAGCTTGTGGGCCGTGGTCTTTACGTCCAGCTTGCGCCGCAGCTTCTCCAGCAGCTTCCACTCCCGCCAGAACTCGTCGTTCTTCGCCGTGTCTTTATCGGTGAACTCCGGGGCGATGTAGCTGTGATACGTCAGCAGATCCTGGTACATCTTCCGGGTGTGGAAAAGCGGATAGGCCGTAAATTCCAGCCCATGCTCCACCTGCCGCAGCCCCTGCTCGTTGCCAAGCGGGGCGGTCAGCATCTCTGCCACCGTATTCTTGGTATAGTCCTCCGGCAGCGAGGAAATGGCCTGCACCCTTCGGTTCTGAATGTAGGGGTTCACCCGTGCCGACTGGCTCATGCTCACCCGGCTGAAGGCGCTGGCCAGCGCCCCTGCCGGCATATTGCCGTACTGCTCCGCCAGCGCGTTGAAGCGCTGAAATATCTCCGGGTAGGTGCCGCAGGCTACGCTCTGCAATTCACTTGTCAGGTTCCTCCGCTTCTCCTGCTCCATGCGCCGCCTCCTCGTCTATGCGGGAGCGCTCTTTTTCCAGCTCCCTCTCCCACGCATCCAGCAGCTCGTTCAGCCGCTTCTGCGTGTCAGCCCTGTTCTTTTTCACCCCGTCCGCCAGCGCCGCCGCGATGCAGTCCGCCAGCCACAGCCGGTCTCGCTCCGTCAGGCGTTTCAGGTCCGCGCCCTTGATCTCCACCGTCTGCATTTTTTTCGGCGCCGTAGTGCGGTACAGCAGCATATACCCCGCCGTTATCCGTACAAAGCGCTCCTTTTCCGCCAGCGCCACCGTTTCGCCTGTCACCCGCGCCGCGTACAGTCTGTACTTCCTTGCCGCCATTTCAGCATATCCTCCCGCCGCGCCGCGCCGTCACCGTGCGGCCTCCCGCGCCGGCTGCCGCCGCCCTGTGCGGTGCCGCGGCGCGGTTTTTGTATTTTGCCAACTCTGCATCCCAGTCGCTCTTATGCCGCACCGCCTGCGCCAGCTCCTCGCGCTCCAGTATCTGCGCCACCCGCAGCGCATATTTCAGCGCCGACCATATATCGCGCTGTATGTGCTTGCTTATCCGTTCTTCCTTTTGGGTCGTGCCGCTGGCCACCTTTTTCAGGTTCTGTATCTGCCCCACCAGTTCCCGGGTCTTTATGTAGGGGTCTGCCAGCATGGCATCCATGCTGTCGTCCTTGATCCGGTGATACTTTTTGTAGTTTTCCACGCCCTCGTTCACATTAGAGCACAGCAGTTCCACATTCCGGTTCTCGAATTGAAGTTCCGCGTACCGCACCATCTCCGCGTCCGGGTCGGTCACGCCCGCGCCGCCCGCCTTGATGGGGTACAGGCATGGCACGGCGTTCTCCTGTTCCAGCTCCGTGAAGCTTGCGTGGTTCCTTACGCACAGCGGCGCAAGGCCGTCTCCCAGGTCCATCATCAGGTTTTCCACCACGCTGGTGCCGTACTGCCATGCGTCTATGGCAAGGTATGTGGCCGCGCCGCCCTCATAGCAGAAGCGGCTCCACACGTCCTTGATCCGCTGCGCCTGCATCATGCTTTTTACCGGTGGGTTCCAAACGTCCACATACGGCACCTGCTTCAGGTAGCGGTCCCGCTTCAGCCAGTCCGTTTGACGTGTGCATTTCAGCACCACGCAGGCGCATTTTGCATTCTTCTTGTCGTCGGCGTAGGATACGTCGTACCCCACGATGTAGATCACGTCCTCCGGCTTCAGTTTGTTGCCTATGTCGTAGGCGCAGTGCCGGTTCTCCGCGATCATCAGTTTGCGGCACTCTGTCAGCACCTCGTCCCGCACGATAGGATTGCTGTCCGCCCCGGTGTAGCGCGATTCCATTTCGCGCATCCACCGCTCCGGCGTCAGCTTTGTCCGCAGTTTCTGCGCCCAGGAATAGGGCCGCATCTGCTGCAGTACCACGCACTCCCACGATATGTCATAGGCATAGGCGCTCTCGCCCGCCAGCATGGCTTTCATGTTCTCGCACCGCGTATCGTAAGCATGGTTCTGCTTCCGCCCCGCACTGGTAATGGCGTGATCCTTGTAGGGGATATAGTTGGGGTCCGGCTTACCGTTTACATTATGCGTCAGTCGCACAGCCGGCAGCACCACCGTCGTGTATTCCGCGAAGTCGAACGCCGGATTTTCTTCCTGTGCGTACTCCTCCGCCGTCACGTCGTGAATGTTGTCACCGCGCATGGCGGATATGTAAAAGGCGCTCCCGCAGTCAGTCTCTATCTTGAAGTCATCCTTACTCTCCGCCGTCACCCGCCACTGCTTCGCCAGTGCCGGGTAATCGTGCTCAAGCTGCCGGAAGGTCTTGCTGCCTATGGTCGCCATCTGCTTGTAGCTTGGTCCATAGTAGGCGCTCTGGGTTCCCGGCCATACCAGCCCGTTTACCAGTGCATATTTGAATTTTGTGTTAGTCTTTGTCATGCCGCGGGTTCCCGTAAACGATACTGAGGCCTTCCGGGCATATACCCGCATCATTACCCGCTGCAGTAGTTCTTCATTTCCAAAATCCGCCGACGGGCTCCTGAATATATCGCACGCCTTATCCGGGTACCATCTGAATACCCACATAATAAAGGCCCAGAACGCATCCTCATAATTTTCGTAGCTGCGTTCCTGCGTGGGCTTTTTTGTCACCCAGCCAAGACCGGCCACATACGCTTTACCCGTTCGCCTCGCCATCTGTGTTCACATCCTCTGCGTCCGCTTTCGGCTTACCCGGCTTTTTCTTCTTTTTCACCGGGCGCATCCGCACCAGCCCCAGCTTTTCGTAGGCTTCCTTCTCCGCCTCGTTGGGTTCCTCTGCAAACTCGCCCAAATTGTCCTCCAGCCGCATCTCATCCGGCAGCTCTGTCAGCTCCGGCAGTCCGTCGTTCTGCCGCATCCGGTTTTCGTTTATCAGTATCATCTGGTCGGCAGCATCCCGCGTGTAGGGGTATTTGCACGGCCGGCCGAAAAATATACGGAACGCCTCGTCCGGTTCGCAGGGCTTCCCGTTTTTCAGCAGTCCTGCCCGCTCCAGCGCCACTACCATGTTGTCAAGCCGCAGGTCCTCCACCGGTTTCGTGTCCTTCTTCCGCAGGTTTTCCGACGCCAGGTTCTCCTGTATCATGCTGGATAGCTTCTTGGCCTTGTCGATCTGACCCAGCTCCGCCGCGTCGTTCATCTGCTTTGTCCACTTTGCCACGTTCCGCAGGATCAGCTGCTGCTTGGCGCTCACCGCCTGCTCTCCGCCGAAGTCAGCGCACAGCGCGTTATAGATCCGGTCAAACTCGTTGTAGTCCTCGCTGGTGTATGGCACTTTCCCCGTGCCCTCGCCCCAGTCTGCGGCCTGTCGCTTGGTGCCCTGCCTGCCATCCCGTGCGCTTTTCTCCGCGCTCACCGCCTTGGTGAAGTTGCCGTTCTCCAGCCCCTCTCCGAATATCTTGGTGATGTCCGTCAGCCCGTCGAGAAAGCCCAGCTCTCCGCCTCCCGGCGTCCGGTCCAGCTTTTTCTTTGCCAGCTTATCGCAGTAGGTCGTCCACTTGTTTTTGCTCCCGCTTGCCGGCAGCGCGTTCATGTCAAAGGGCTTGTTGAAGCGTATGCAGGCATAAAAATAAGCCAAACTCTCCCCCACCGCATCATTAAGCTGGTCGTAATACGCCTGCTGCTTTTCCGCGTCCATAGGTAAAAGTTCGGCCATCCTGCGCTCCTTTCGGATAGTAAAAATGGTACAAAAGAGAATTATCCACTCTCTCGTGTACCATTTTCGCAGGTTTTCCGTCATGTGAGGGACTTTTAAGTCCCTTTCCAAATTTTTTATTCGCGGCCTAAAAGATAGTCCACCGTCACCTCGAAGTAGTCCGCCAGCACCTCCAGTGATGAGGCTTTCGGCTCCATCTCCCCCTCCTCGTACCGTCGTATCATGTGCTGGCTCAGTCCGCACAGCTCCGCCAGCACCCGGCGCTTGATCTGCCGTCTTTCCCGCAGTGCCCGCAATCTTTTAGGGAATAATTCGTTTGCCGCCATCTCACTGCTCCTTCGCATCCGGCAGTTTTCCCGCTTCCAGCAGCATCTGCGCCTCCGCATTCGATATAGGAAAGCCCACGCGCTTGCGCCGCTGTATGCTCTTGATCCTGTCTGCCCGTGCCCTTTCTTTTGTCTTGAAGAACGGGCACTTCCCTTTTGCGCTGCACACCAGCTCCCGCAGTCCCGCGCACTCGTTTTTCATGGGTATGTACAGGTCGCACCCGCCCTTTGGGCGGTATGGTCCCTGCGGCGGCGATGCCTTTCTCCCTATGTTCACTCCTCCCGCCACCCCTCTCTCCACAAATACGCACTGCCCGCAACCAGAAACGCCATATCCGCTGCCACCACCACCATGCACAATACGCCCACAAGCGTTTTATATACACCCGCCGCCATCAACAGCGCCAGCACTGCCGCCATCAGCAGCGCCAGCAGTATGTACACCACCGCCCACCGGCGGTATTTCTTTTTCTCATCTTTCATGCGCTCATCTTCCCGCCTTTCGCAGCACCCGCAGTGTCCCGTGCATCAGCGTCGCATCCTCCACGCCCTGTATCCCATCCACCATCTTATACAGCGCCGGTTCCTCCTCTCGTGGCACTTCTTTCCACTCCACCAGCCCTGCCTTGTCCGCCTCGCAAGCTATGATTGCAAGGTTGTCCCATTTGAAGCGCTTATTTTCTTGCCCGCTTCCGAATTTCCAATATCGGCACGTCAGTTCCTCCATCGTGTAGCTTTCCGCCGCGGCCACGGGCCGTGGCTGTACCTCGTCCATAAGCACGCCGCCCAGTTTATGTATCAGCTTCCGCCGCAGTCTTTCAGTCCAGTTCAATGCTGCCCTCCTTCCAGCCCTCCGGCACGATAAATGCCCCTGTTTCCTTGCACACCGCCGACCCGTCGTCCGCTATATTCTCCGGTTTCAGTCTCATCATCTCCGCCTTGTCCTCCGGGGCGATCACACCCACGTCCGCCTTGGGCGTCAACAGCTGCACGTCCAGGTCTCGGCCCGTCACCAGCACCTGCGCCATGCCCTTCTGCGCGTACCCGATGGCCGGCGACAGGTCCACCATCCGGCTCTCCTCATAGGCTTGCAGCCTTACATAGTTGGCCACCGCGCTGGTGTATGCGCCCACGTTCATGCTGCTGTCCGCGGCCACGTCCAGCACTTTCCGGTAGTGATTCGGGTCTCCCTCTTTTTTCAGCATATCTATGGTGTAGCGTATGCACCTCTCCACGCCGTGCCAGTCGCTCATGCCGAACTTCTCCGCCACCTTCTCGTACACGCCGCCCTTCTTCGTCCACTGTATCGGTCTTTCCACGGCGCCATCCAGCACCAGCCGTACCGCCTCCACCGTGTAGTCGAAGCCTGCCAGGTCCTCCCTCACGCCCATCGTCCGCAGCGCCTTTATGGCGTATGCCTCATATTTGCTGATGGTTTTCATGTGTTATCTCTCCTTTTCCGGTTTCTCTTCGTAGTATTCCGCCAGCACCAGATCCCCGTCCCGTATCTGGCAGTGTATGATGCCGCACTTCCGGCACTTCCGGCTCCGCAGATCGAGCCATGCGTCCTCCTGCACCGTTTCGCCCCACTCATGGCTGCAGCCGTACACTTTTTTCAGGAACTCCTCGTACTCGCTTCCCAGTGCGTCCTTGCTGCCCACAAAGCGGTCATATTCCTTCAGTTCCTCCGGTGCCACGCTCTCCCGCGATGGCAGGATCCTTTTCAGCAGTTCCAGCGGCGCGTACAGCACCGCTTTCGGCGCATGGTTATTTCCGTTCTCCACGCCTCCTGTTCAGCTCCTTTCCGCACATGATCTGCACGTCCCTTGTCCACGCGCACAGGTGCTTATACCGGCACTCCTCCGGGCATCGCGTCGTCCCCGCGCAGCCCATATACTGGTGCATCTTCACCCGCATAACCGTTACCACGCCGTTCCACCTCTCCAGTTCCGTGTCTCCCCACCTTGCGGGGTCAAATGCCATCATGTGTGGTGTCTCCTCTCCGTCCATCCGCGCCCCGCAGCCGGGGCAGAACCTCTCGTGCCCATCTCTGGACACTTCGCTGCACGCCGAGCACTCGTAGTGCCCTATGCTGCACTCCTTGTCCGCCCAGTCCTTGTGACAGTGTTCACAGAATGCCTCCCCGCATATCTGGCACTCCGGTCCGTTGTGGAACCCATAGTCCAGCCTCCACTCATCTATCTCGCCGTGACTGTCCCTATACCATAGGTGCTTTTTGGTGAATACCCATTTGGCACGTTTTATCTCATCCATTTTCGGCGTTCTCCTTCTTCCAATTCTTCCAGTTGCTTCCCCCTCCCGCTGCGTGCCACACCGGCGGTTTGTACGACGTGCCGCACTTGCTGCACGTTATCCAGCTCTCCCCCGGCTTCTGCGCGTCCGGGTATCGTCCCGGGCTTTGGCTCTCCGGTGTTCCGCACAGCGGGCAGCATATCTCATATCCTTTTACGTATTTCAGCGTGATCTCTGCCATCGCTCCGTACCTCCTCAATAATCCGTGACCACGACCGGCAGCCGCCTGAATGGGTCAAACACCACCTTGTCAACCTCGAATGGCTTTACATCGTCATACAGCAGGCCGAACCTCTTAATAGCCTGTTTCTTTGTCCAGCAGAAGCAGTATGCTACATCGTCTGTAAATTCGTGGTCCTCCATTTGTGCAGCGCGGGTGAATATCCAGCAGAACATTACTCCGCCCCCTCCTTTCTCTCTCCGTAGGAGCAGAAGTCCTCCGGCTTGCGGCTCTGCCACGCCTCTGTATGCACGTTGCCATCCGAGTAGATTTTCAGACATACGCCCAGGTCGTAGTGCTTGCAGCCATTGCACCGCACCACGACCTCTGCGTCTACGATGGGGGCGCGTCGAATTTCGTCCAAGGCAAAGAGGTCTGCGTCGGACAATCCAAACTGGTTTTCCAGTGCGTCCGCGTCAATCAGCCGCATCGTTGTCACCTCCGTCCTTTCTTTCTTTTCTCTCACCTCTGCTGCAAAAGCCGTAAAAGCCCATCACTTGAAGATTGGTAGCGTCGCCGCAGAAACCACAGTGCATGCAGTCCTTACACCGCACCACCGGGGCAACATCAGCGGCGGGGATTTCGTCCAAAAGCTGTTCTGCGGCGTAGTCGTATTCGATATGCAACAGCCGCTTCGCCTTTTCTCGGTCAATATACTCAATCGCCATCTTATCCTCCCTCATGGCAATAGCCGTTTTCATCTGTGTTTTTCCCCCAATAGGTGCAGTAAAAAACATCATTGATCACCGCCGATTGGTAACAGTCTTTGCACCGTACCACCTCTGCCACGTCAGCAGCGGGAAGTTTCAACATATCCATCTGGATAATCGATAGCATCCTATTTTGAGCCACACTGTTCTCCGGTCTACGCATCCGCAAAAGAGATTTTACTGCCGCTGCTCGTTCAATGTATTCAGCCATCGTCAGCCCTCCTCTCCGGCTTTTCTGTGTGGCGATCCCGGAACCCATACCTGATTACGGCAGGCGTAACATATTCCGTCCTCTTTCCACTCTCCATGACCATATTTGCAGTCGCCACACATCGGCATCGCCGTTATCTTCCTACCACAATATGGGCAATAGTTCGTGATTTCTCTCGCATTCGTCCCTTGACCACGCCGGTATCTGGCGAACGGCATCCACATTCCACAGCTGGTACATTGAGGCGTGTCCTCTTCATATACTCTCCACTCAGCCATTGTCAGCCCTCCCTGTACTGATTTTTCAAGTATGCGTCAAAATTCCCCACGAATCCGGTACAAAGGTAGATGCTGTGTTCCACCTTCCCGCTGTGCTTACAGTCAAAGCAATTCAGCCCGTTGTTGCACTGCTTTTCGCAAAACTGGCACATGCAGTTGCGGTTATCAAACGGACAAGGTGTTAAGTCAGCCATCCTTCATCTCCTCTTTCAGCTCATCATACAACTCGCTGAACTTCTTATTCCAACGCTTCAGCCAGACAAGGACCTGAATGCCTATGACGATCCACAGCGCTGAAGCGATATTCTGCAACAAGTTATCCATCACTTCACCTCCACTTCGTTCCCCCAGCAGTCCCAGCCGTCCACCTGTTGGCGGGCAAACAGTTCGATGCGGGGTATATCTCCAAACAATTCCATGATGAGGGTTCTGACGCAATCGGGCTTCTTGCTGTGTTCTGTTCTTTCGGCTTCTACTAACTGGCGTACAGAATTGGATCGTTTGTTCTTGAGCATCCCGCCCCTCGTCCCAAGCAGGCAAAGTTCGCAATTCTTCATTGTCCATGCCCCAAGCGTAGACACTTGCTTGCCGTTCTTGGTCTTTTTTGACCAGACGAAAGCCACTGTCACATACTTGAACCCCCATGCTTTCATAAGTCGTATAGCCTCCTCAAGGTGCGCGTCCGTAGACCACATAAACAGTGCTGCGTCTTTCTCCGCAATGCGTTTAACGTCCCAAGTCTCCATGACGGAAGCCTTTTCTGTCCCATATACCGTTTCAAGAGGTCTAAACCTGTTTCCATTGTATCGCTGCACCTCTTTGCTGCTGAACTGCCACGGCGGATCGGCATAAATAACGTTATATTTCTTGTCGGTAGTAAAAATATCCACCACTGCCATCACATTTCCCTCCATCTGCACCCGTCACAGGCACCCTCGTGTGCTTGTTTGTACTTCCCGCAGTATTGGCATAGCTCGTTTTTCATGGTGTGCAATTCTTCTTTAAGCCGCAAAACCTTGTCTGTTTTCGACACAGCCATGTCAAGCAATTCCTTGATGTCTCCCGGCGTCAGCCCCGTGTCCTCGTAGGCGGCAAGGCGGTTCCACGCCGCTTCTTCCCACTTGCAATTCATGGCGCAGTTCCCGCCAACTCCGAGGCATTCGGGGCCGCAAAAATGTGTGCAACAGATACCGTTTTCGTGTGATGTTTGCTTGCTATGTGCCGTCAGTCGTTCCACCACTCCATCTCCTCCTTCACCGCCACAGCCTTTGCCAGCTGTGCCATGCCCTGCTTCATGTCCTCTATCTGCTTATCCCGCCGTGCAATGGCGTCCTTCAGGCTGTCGTTGGCTTTCATCAGTGCCTCTATGTGCCGCTGCTGGTTCTCGATCAGATCAGCGGCAGCGTCATTCTTCTTTTTGATACAATCCTCAAATGCACCATTCGGCTTAAAAAAGGCACAAACTCCCTTAGAGCAGTCCACACCATAGCGTGGGCATTGCCGCAGCGCGGTCATGATCTCATCTCTTGTCATGTCATTTCTCCTCGCCAAATGGCAATCATGCTGGGAAACGGTGCCGTTCCCATCGGCTTTCCGTCCAGCTCAAATTTCAGCCTACCACGCAGGAAGCGGATCTCTGCCTTGCCCAGAATATAGTCGTGAAAGCTGGCACGGTCTGTCCGGGCGGGGATCAGGAGCACCACCGTTGTCCCCGGTTTCTGTCCTTCGCGGTAACACTTCTCTGTCCACAGTCCGGTTTCCTTGCTCCCGTAGGGCGGGTTACAAAACACCGTTTCGCCCCCCCAATTTTGCCGCAAACCATCATCGCTTTGCGTGAAATACCGCGCACACTTGTGGTTACCATCACTGGCGGCAGCGTCCAGCGTAAAATGGAACTCCGCGTCCAGCTCGTTAAACAGCTTTTGCGGCGTTTCCCAGAAATTCTTGTCGCTGGAAAACAAAGCGTCGTTCACCATGTCATTCCTCCTCCGGAAAATGTTTCTTCGTCACGGCGATGGGGAACGGCTCGATCTCGCTTGCCCACCGCGCCGCACCTCTGCCGTGTATGCGCTCCCAGATCAGCGGGAAACCTGCGATGCCGTCGAACAAGCTCCCCAGCGTCGCCTCCTCCGGCAGATACCGCGCCATGCGCCGCAGCATCCAGTCCCAGAATGGCAGGGCGATGGAGTTGCCCAGCGCCTTGTACTTCGGGCTGTCCGCGTCCTTGTGTTTCTTGCCCTTCTCATCCGTCCAGTCGCCAATGTCCACCCATCCGTCCGGGTATCCCTGCAAGCGGGTACATTCCAACGGCGTCAATCGGCGCACCACCATGTTCTGCACCGGGTATGTCTCCGCGTCCTCCCGGTACGCGCAGGCAGACTTTGCCCGCAGCGCGTGCGCCACATCCGGGGATGCCCCGCACACCAACATATCGTTGTATGCGTCCTGCCCGTTGTAGCTTCCGGCATGAGCACCGGGGGAGAGCGTACCCGTCACATCTTGGTACGTCAGCGGCACTTGATTGCCGCCTGTCCCCATTCTCGCCTGCAATGCCGGTACCTGCTCACCGCACTCGCGGATGACGTCACAGGCGTGTGTCATGTCCAGTGCTACGCACGGCACATGGGCGTTCGCGTTCAGTGTGTGGCACGGTTTGCCGAACTCAGGCTGACTTCCGTTCTCCTTGCTGGTAATCTGCGTGGTGTCAAATACCATCGCCGCCGGAGCCACCACAGCGGGCTTATTCCCGCCGCACTCGGCGTTCAGCGTAGGGGACAGTTCCTCTTGATAGCCGATGCTCCTCGCCTGTTCACTGTTGCCCAGCTTAAAACCGGCACACAGTACGGCTTCGCGGTTCAGACCACTGTTTTCACGGGAACTGAGCGTAGGTGAAACGCCGTTACCATCGTATACGCGCTGGCTCTGTGCGTCCCAAGGTGTCATGCACATTACCCCGTGGCGGTCGCCAGCGGTCAGCGTGGGGGACGGGTCTCCCTCTTTGCCAATGCCAAGACCGTTGCCGCTGCCGTCATGATTGCGGCTCTCTCCGCCACCCTGCCAGCGCGTGGCTTTGTCGTTGATTGGGATTGCCGTAAAGATAGCCGGATTATTCACGCCGCCACCAACGCCGCCTTGCAATGTTGGAGATTTCCCGTCAGTGTCAAAAATACGCTTACTTTGGCAATCCCACGGTGTCATACACACCACGGGCTGGTTATTCCCACTCATACCCGCCGCGGCGGTCAGCGTGGGCGCGCAGTCATCCGTCCGCAGTTCCGCGCCGCCCTGCTGTGTGGCCATACAGAATATCGTCTGATCGTTCCCCGTTCCCAGCGTCCCGCTTTTCTCCGTCTGCACTAACGCGCCTTTTCCTCCTCCGTCACAGCCCCCCCTGATGCGGACTGCATACGATGTTGGGGCCTCTGTCGGCGCAGGGGCTTCCGTCCGCTCTTGCGGTGAGGCTCCTTGCGACTGCCGGATTAAAACCGCTTTCAGCAGCTTCGGCAAATCCTTCCCCCGCCTCTCCGCTCTCCGCAATATCCCCTGACACGCTTTCGCCGTCAAATTGTATTTCGGATGCGGTGTCTCCTCCAAAATCTGCGACAACCGAGATACGACGACGGCGTTGGGGCACTCCCCAGTGTTGCGCGTCGTGAGTTCGCCACACCACGCTCCATCGTCCTCCCATTTCATCGTGATACCCTCCCCAGGTAGGCCAGCCCTTTTCAGGCACTTCAATACCGGGGGCTTCCGGCTCGACGATTTTGATGATCTCTTCGAGCACGGCTGCGAAGTCTTTTCCTTTGTTGCTGCTAAAGGCGCCGACCACGTTTTCCCACACGAGATACCGAGGTCTGACCATGTCACCTGTCCGTCCATTCCTTTTGTCCGCCTCCCTCATTTCTTTTACGATGCGTACCTGCTCCATAAACAGGCCGCTTCGCGCTCCCGCCAAACCGGCGCGTTTCCCGGCGATGGATAGATCCTGTCTAACAAGGTGAACCACCTGTAATACACCAAACGGGTTCAATCTCTGCCCCATTTATTTTCGTAATATCGCCTAAATGTTTCACCTAAATCACCTCCTAATCTCCAAACACAACGCCGCACTCGTCCTTCAGCACTTCCTTGATGTGCTTCCGCTTGATGCGGCCCTCGTTTATTTCCTCCGCCAGCTTCTCCAGGCACTCGTACAGGTACGCAATGCTCTGCGTGTCCCGGCTGTCCGATGTCTCCTCTTGGACGTGCCATCCGCATTTGTCCATCAGCACCATCGCCACCATGTCCATGTTCTCCCGTGTGCCCTGCAGCTTGCCACGCATGAAGATGCGGTCGTCCCTGCTCAAATGCTGTTTACCCATTCCCGTCGTCCTCCGAAATGTGCACCACCTCATAGCACCCGAACCGTCCGCCGTTTCGGTACGCCTTACATATCGCGCTTCGTGTGCTGGCGTAGGACCGCCCGGAACGCCGCGCCAGCTCCGCCGTACTCGTGCCCCACCAGCGGGGCAGGCGGTATTTGTCCCGCGACACGATCATATACACCGTCGTCATGGCCTTACTCCTCCCCGCATCGACGCAGGCGCAGGCTGTCCGCCAGTTCCCGCGCTGACTGCTTCCGCTTGCGCTTCCGGTCCCGCGCCTGCTCCCAGCAGTTGCAGCACTCGGGGTACGGGCAGTCCATGCACGTGTCTATGCGCTCCTGTGGTTCATGCTGGCTGTCCTCCACCGCGCCGCTCAAAAATCGTCCTGTCTCTCCGCAATGTTCCTGCCGCCGGCTCTCCGCCGCGGCATCCACCGTCAGCCACGGGGCCTTGGCGCTGCCCAGGCTCCGCATGAATGCGCCGACGCTCGTCGTTCCCTGCATTGCGTACATGATGTTCTAAACCTCCCTCACCGTGATGCCGTGGAAATACAGCATCATCTTCCTTTTCATCACAAATAGTCTGTATGCGGCGCTGCTGGTGTCGCGGAAGCCCTTGCTGTCCTCCACCACCGTCTCGCCGCCCTGCTCATATACGAAGTCGGCCACGTACTCTATGCTTTTCTCCTTCGTGCCGTCCTTGTGTACCTGCTTCGGTATCAATTCGTACTTTACCTGCGTCCGCAGGCCGGATATTTCACCGGCTCTCTGCATCAGCCACAGGTCCATGTACCGCCGCGCCTCCCGCTTGCTGTCAAAGTGCATCAGCGTCCCGTCCGGCATGGTCAAGTCCACTTTCTCGGCGTGGAGCTTGTTGCCCTTTTTCGGCTTTGCGGCCTTTTCCGTCTCCTGTGCTGCTTTCTGTGTCGCCTGCTGCGCCTGTACTTTTTGCAATATCTGCGCCTGAGCCTTCTGCCCGAAGCGGCCTATGTCCTCAATTGTCAATCCCATCGGTTCAGTCCCCCTCCACCGTTCCCATTTCCAGGCGCCGCCTCCGTGGCCGCTGGTGGAACTTGTCGACCGGCTCATCGTTGTCTGTCCGATAGCTCATTTCCGTAAAGGTCATCTTCGACCCATCGAAATAAAAATTCACGTCCCCTGTGCGGCCCCTTCGGTTCTTTGCCACCGTGCAGCCCACCTGTGTGTCGTCCCCCGGGTCCGTTTTCCATAGGAATATGACCTTCACCGCGTTCTGTTCCAGCTCGCCGCTGTCGCGCAGGGAGTTCAGCTTCGGCTTGTCCGTTTCGTTCACCGTGCGGCTCAGCTGCGCCGCCGCCACAATGGGTATCTCCAACTCCGACGCCAGCAGCTTCAGCTCCCGGCTTATGCCGCCCAGTTCCAGGTTACGGTTCTCAGCTTTTTTGTCCTTTTCGCCGATCATCAACCCCAGATAGTCCACCACGATCATTTTCAGGTCGTCTATGCCCAGTGCCAGTTCCCGTATGCGGCTCACCGTCACATCCGGGCCGTCATAGAAGTACACCGGCAGCCGGCTCTCCCAGCTTGCCGCCTCAGCCACGCTGGCCCACAGGTCCTCATCCTCCGGCATCCCGTCAATGAGCTGGTCCATCGTCACGCCGTCCGCCCGCTTGGCCAGCAGTCTCTCGCCCACCTCTCCGGCCAGCATCTCCGCCGTGATGTGCAGCACCGTCTTGCCCTTCATGGCGGCGGCTTCCGTCATCTCCATGCACATGGCGCTCTTTCCGCAGCCCGGTCTCGCTCCCACAAGGATCAGCTGTCCCGGCCACAGCCCTTTCAGCGTCGCGTCCAGCAGGGGGAAACCTGTGTCTATCCGCCCCTCCTTTTTGCCGCTGATGCTGCTCATGGCCTCGCTCATGGCATCCGACATAGTTTTCAGCCGTCCACCCCGGCGTGATCGCATCTTCTGGTGGCATATCGCCGCCACAGCCGCCTGCGGATCCTCGTCCGTGGCCAGCGCCTCCATCACAGCCTTGGTGAAGCGGCGCTTCTCCGCCTTCTTCCGCACGATCCCGGCGTATTCCAGCACGTTGGCGCTTGTGGGGGTGATCTCCATGCACTGCAGCAGGTAGTTGCGCGTTTCGCTGCTGTACAGACCCTCCCGCTCCAATTCGCTGGCCACGGTCAGTCCATCTATGGGCTTCGCCGCCACGTGCATCCGCCGTATGGCGGTGAATACCTCCTGGTTGGTGTTGATGTAGAAGTCGTCAGCCTCCACCGCGTTCAGCACGTCCTTTACGCACGCCGCGTCGATCAGCATTGAACCGATCACCGCCCGTTCTGCGTCCCCGGAGTAGTCCTGCTGCCACAGCGCTACCTCCGCCGCCGGCGCTTTCTCGATCACGCCTATTTCCATGTGTTCTTCACTCCTTCACCGCGCCCTGCTCCTTCACCATGTCGGCAAATATCTCGTTGAAATACCGCTTCATGTCATAGGTGCTCTGCACTTTCTTCCCCCACCACTGGCTGTTCAGTGCGAAGTACAGCACGTTGTCTATCGTGTCCCACGCCACGCCGTTCTGCTCGTGCAGTTCATTCAGTGCCACGGCCTGCTTCTGCATCTCCGCCTCCGTGGGCTGCGCCCTGCCTGGATTGTCCCGGGCCTTCTCCTGCGCCAGGTACTGCGCGATCTGATAGGCTTCGCTGGCGTGGTCAACAGTAGGAGCGTCGTTTTCAGGGATGAACTCCTGCGTGTAGTTGCCCTCAAGGGTTTTCTGGAAGTTGTCCGGGCTCGTAATGAGCCAGTCGAAGCTGGCCACGAAGCCGCGCTTGTTTTTGCCCTTCAGGAACGGGCTGTTCTTCACGTTCTCAATGGCTTTCAGCACACCGTCCACGCCGTTTTCCCGGATGCGGGCTTTCAGCGCCCGTCCCCGCTTGGTCTCCGCCGTTACCTTCATCACCTGCGTCAGTCCGGTCTCGTTCCACGCCGCCACGATGCGTCGGACATCACTTGTCCGACACACAGGCTCTTTAGAGCCTGTAGATATATCTTCTTCTAACCTATCCTTACCTACACTATCCTCTTCTACCCTAACCTGTGGCAGACAGTCGGCAACCACATGGCAACCATCCGGCAACCACTTGGGTACCACGTTGTACCCGCTTTTCTCCGCCACGTTGTCATCCACCGTATACGCGCCGTTCGCTTCAAGCGTAAGCAGCGATAATTCCTCCTTAAAACGGGTCTGCGTGTACCTGTCTTTTCGCAGTGCGTTCGCCATACGCCAGTGTTTGATGACGATCACGCCATTCTCGAACTGGTAGATATAACGGCATTTCAGCAGGGTTTCGAGATCCGATACGCTGGCGTGCGCCTTAAACATGGAGGCGGAGACTTGGTTGCAAAAACCGTCATCGTCTGCGGCCATCGAGAGGTGAAGGTAAAGAGCTTGCGCGGAGGATGACATTTCCATGAAATGGTCATCATCCGTGACGCTCTTGGTAAACATCCTCCGTGTCGCCATCAGTCCCTCTCCCCCCAGACTTTCAAAAATTCTGTGATGTCCGCAGACTTTCCACCATTGTCCTCGTCCTTGCCGCAACCGCAAAGTCCACGCAGAACGCAGCATTTACAGTTGTCCTCATATTGGTCGCTGATGCACTGGCGAATCAGCATTTCCTTTACCTCATGGTCACAACACACAATATCAAAAATGCTGGGCTGTTCGGCGCGTTGCTGCTGCGAGCAGTCCGCTTCCCCAATCTCGCAGAGTTTAACGATGCCTTTGTTGCCCCCGCACGCGCTGTACAGGGGGCACACTTTACAGGTATCGCCCTTTATGCGATCACCGCAAACCTCCAGCATCGCGGCAAATTCTTCCTTCGTGCAGATAATTTTCATGTCCTCTTACCTCCCTCAAATGCCCAGGTCGTAGTCCTCGTCCGCGCCGTCCCGGTCCCAGGGCAGCGGCTCGTCATCCTCTATCTCGTGCAGTGTCGCCGCGCTTTGGGGCGCGGCGTTCAGCGTCCCGCTGGGCTTTCCGGTGGGGGTCTCTCCCGTGCACAGCTTTTCCAGCTGCGGCAGCAAATCCGCCAGCCGTAGGAATACCTCCACCGGCACCTGCAGCAGCGTTTCCAGCGCTCCCAAAGGGATCACATGGTCTGCGCGGAGCTCGCTCCACACCTTTGCCTCGCCGTCCTTGGTGGTGTACGGTTTCTGTCGCCATGTGCCCACCACGCATACTGCATCGCCCTTTTCCAGACACGCGCTCAGCTTTGTGGCGGCGTTGTCACCTACGGCGCACACGTTCATAAACTGCTTGCTGTCGTAGCCAATGCCGAACTCCACCTTCGGCAGTTTGTTCTTGGGTATCGCGCCTATCCGGGGGTCCCGGCTGACGGAGCCGGTACAGATCATGTACTGGCTTCCGTCAGCCTTGCCCTCTCCGCCCAGACGCTTCCGAACGAATAGAGGCATTACTGCTCGCCCTCCCCGAAGAACCCTGCGGAGTAGTCCTTCGCCTCCGTCTTGCCCTCTGCGGGGCTCTGTGTGCGTTTGCGGGACGGGGCGGTGTCGTTACCCTTCTTCGGCTCTGCGGCGCTCTCAGAGGGCGCTGTGGGGCTGGTGGCGGATGTTTCCTGCTCTGCGGTGGGGGTATCGTCCTCCACCACGTGTCCGGTAGTGGGGATGACCGGCTCGGTTTCCGCGCCGTCCCCCGTGGCCACCACGGTATCGTCGCTGTCCTCGTTGAAGTAGCTGCGTACCTCGTTGGAAAGCGGGGCATAGCCGCTGTTCAGCAGCTGGCGCATCATGGTCTTGCGGCACATCTTGTCCTGTCCGCCGTTCACGTCGTACCAGGGCGTACCGTTCAGCAGTTTGGTCTGCTCCTTGGCGTCCAGTTCGCCATTGATAAGTGCGTTATACTTATCCAGTTTGAAAGCCGGGGAGTACCGGTCCGCGTGCTTGAGCAGTTTGTCCATACTCCAATACTCGTAGCGGAACGTTCCGTCCTTCAGCTCGAAGTAGGCGTAGTAGCCGATGACCTTGTGGCTCTCGCGCTCCTCGTCTGTGTCGTACTTGGCCAGGTTGATGATCGGCTTGCCCGTGCGGCGGGAGCGCCCTTCCAGTTCGCCCTCGCGCACCTCCACGCAGTCTATGTCCGCGTAGTAGCCGGTGGACATGGCCAGCTGTATGTAGCCCTTGTACGACATCAGGTAGGTCGCCACATTGTTGTAGGGCACGATGTAGTAGCCGTGTCCGTAGATCAGGCCCATGCCCTCGCCACGCAGGCCGGCGGCGATGATGGTGCCGGGGTCGCAGGCTTTCAGCGCCTCGCTGGCGCTCACCGCGCCGATCAGGGTGCTGGTGAACCGCGCCGCCATCTTGTCGTTCTTCAGCGCCCGCGAGATCATCTGCTGGGTGTTAGGCGCCGTGATCGCCATGCTGAATGTGGGCTTCTTGGCCTGCGCCATCTGCGTAAAGCCCGTCTGATTCTGCGTTTTCATGTTCCTTCTCCTCCCTTACTCCTGCGGCACACGCCCGTAGCGGATGCCCTTAGTCCTCATGTACACACGCAGCTCGTCCAACTGCGCCGCCGTACCGAATACGCGGAAATCCACGGTGTAGGTAGGTTCCGGCTCAGACACGGCACGCTCAAATGCTTCGCGCTCCACGGTGGCGATGACCTGTCCGACTTCACTGTGTTCTTCAATTACAGCGTCACCGGCGGACGCCATGCGGACAGCAGCACAGGCGGCTTTCTGCTCCTCGTACTTCGCCGCGGCCTCCGCTTCCTTGCGCTTTCGTTCCTCCTCGGCGGCCTTCATGCGGCCCAGTGTCTCGTTCTTCACCAGCACCGCGCTGATGTTCCGGGTACGGGTGTACTCGTCCAGCAGCGTGGTCTCGAACTCGCTGTGCAGTGCACGAATGGCGTTCAGATCGGCGCGGCAGCGGTCAATTGCCGCGCATACGTCCATCTGTGCCGTGCTCTCGGCATAGGTGGCGTTCAGCCACTTGGGATTAAAGCAGTCGTCAAAGGTCAGCCACTCCGCCATGTCGCCCACCACCTGGGCGAAGTACGCAGCCAGCCGGTCCTTTTTCTCCTGCTCCGCCGCCTCCTCCATCGCCTTGATCTGCACGTCCAGCGCACCCGCGGTCTCCTCGCACAGGGCGGTCAGCTCCTTGCACTTGGTCTCAAAGCTGCTGTACGCCTCCAGTGCCGCCGCCTTTGCCATCTTGCGGCTCTCGTCGATGTGGTCCCGGATCTTCCTCACCGCCGCGCGATATTGCTTCGCCTGCGCCGTGCTCTCCGGTGTCACCGCCATCGTCCGCAGGGGCTCCAGGTTCTCCGTCAGCCACGCCTTTGTTTCCTCGAAGTTAGCCTCAATGGCCTGCTTGCGGAGTTCCTGCAAATCACTTGTGATACGGAACTCAATCATGTTCATAATGTCTTACCCACTTTCTGACAGGGGTTTGCAACGCAGTTTCGATGCTCATGCCGTCACCTCCGCGTCGTACTTGGTGATGTGTTTCACCCTGTCCGCCCACGCCGGGTCAATGGCGCTCTCCGGCAGGTCCACCTCTGTGATGATGGTCTTCTTCTCCGTGCCCTCGCCCCCGGGGACAAGCACCTTGTCCCCGGGGTGCAGCGGCAGGTCGGTGAGGAAGGTGTACGCCTGTCCGCCGTAGCCGTTCAGTTTCGGCTTGTAGTACATCGCCTTTACGATCATCCCTGCTCACCCTCCTTCTTGGCATCGGCAGCGCCCTCTACGGGCCGCGCTTCTGCGCTCGCGTCTACGATCTTTCCCAGAACGCCAAGCTTGACCAGCGTGTAGGCCGTACACACGGCTTTGTTGTCGCGGAGGTTCTTTTCCACGGCATTGTCAACGCCTGCCAGGCAATGCGCAAAGTCCGCAGCGGTCATATCTGATCCCCGCGTCACAGATTGGAAATCCATCCCCTCCTCCGTCTTGCGCCCAAAGCACATCATGGCAAAGTTCAGGTCTGTTTCCTCGTGCAGTATCTCGCCTGTCTCGGCGTTGGTCATCGTCAGTTTCAGCTTCATCACTTGCCCTCCTTCTTGGCCGTGCGCTTGCCGCCCTTCTTGGGGGCGGACTTCTTCTTTGCGGTGGCTTCCTTCTGCGCCTGTTCCGCAGCCCATGCCGCGTCATCCTCCGCCATCTTCTGGCGGATGCGGCTGTCCTTCTCGGTAACAAGCTTTACGGCGTTCTCCGCCAGGCGCACCAGCAGCCCCACCGTGCCGATGGGTACGTTTTCGGTTACGTTGGCGGCGGCCACGCCGTCATACTTGTCCTCCTCGCCCTCATTGGGCATCACCGCCGCGCATATCACGCCGCAGGCGTTCCGCACGAATACGCGCTCTTCTCCCGTTTCCATGTCCAGCACGGTCACTCGAAATGCCATTTCATTTCTCCTTTCGTTTTTCACTTAAAGTCGTAATATTGCCGCCGGGGGTACCCCGTTGAGCACATTGTTTTGGTAAAAGTCCGTCTCCTTTTCCAGCAGCCACGCCATGTCTGTCTCCTGCTCCGCCCTCTCGAAGTGATAGGTGCGTATGCTCAGATCGCCGTCCATGTTTTCCAGGCTTGCCATCAGGTCTACGAACTCGTACCCGGTCGCCAGCATTTGATGCAGGATCTGGCAATAGTAGTGGCTGGGTATCTGCCCGTCCCACTTCGCCCATCCCGCTTTGCCGTTTGGTGAGCTGGTCTTTATCTCCAAAATGCCCTTCCGCCCTCGCTCGTCAGTGACCTCTCCGTCAAGCGTGGCAAATATAAAGGGCCGTTCTTTCTGGTACAGAATGTCGTAGGGGTAGTAGTCCACTGTGCGTCCCGGGTGTATGGCCGTGTACAGCCCACGCAGTGCCGGTTCCATCCGCACGCCGCGGCTCACCGCCGCGCTGCCGCTCAGATCCTTGGCTTTCTCCGCGCCCACCTTCAGCCGCCACAGCTCCAATTTCGACATCCACGGGGACATCCCCACCACCGCTGCGGCTTCACTGGCGCCTATGCCCTGCATACGTCCTGCCAACCAGTCTTCCCTGTTCTCAAAGTGCAGCCGTTCCGTTTTTCTCCACTTCCTTCCTGCAAATAAAAAGAGCGCCGCCAAGCTGTTCGGAATTTCCGAACCACTCGACGACGCTCCGCCCTTCCCGCCAACTGACTTAGGCGGGGTACACTATTTGGTTTTCAGCTCGTCCCGCTTCACCGCGACGACCTTTATCCGATCCTTGAGAGGGATGATCTCTATCCGCTGCCCCTTCGACAGCGCCATATTGATGGCGAATACCTGCTCCGCCGTAAGATTTATTCCCGCCATATTCTCTCCATTTCCCTTACCTGAAAAGCCCCAAGGCTTTACAGCTTGTCCACGCGCCCACCAGGGCGGCTCCCGCGAGAAGCAGCAGCCACAACGGGCCGCCGTTCTCCACTTCTCCGATGATGCCCCACGCCAGAAAGGCGCTCACGCCCAGCAGTACCTTCCACTTCTGCTCACGCCGGCGCTCACTTCTGGTCCTGCTCATCATTGTCCTCCTCTATGTACGGTTCTCCGCACACCGGGCAATACATATCCCGGCGTACCTCTATGCCGTTCTCCCCGTCCAGGTTCTCTTTCCTCTCCCGGATCACCGGCGCGTCAAACCTCACGCCGCATATTCTGCACCGCCAGCTCATAGCGTGATGGCCGACCGCAGATCGTCTATGGGGATGTGCAGTGCCCGACAGGCTTTCTGAAGCTCCCGCACCGTGAAGTCCAGCGGGTCTTTCTTCCGCTGCCGCAGCGTCTTGGGTGTCATTCCCAACGCTGCGGCCAGCTCCTGCTTCTGCACGCCCTCTGTCTCCATCGCGCCGTACAGCAGCGCCACGATCTTCTGCTCCGTTGGGTTCACGCCCAAGGGCTTCACTCTCGGCATTTTCTCCCCTCCCTGTTGCTTAAAAACCTGTCCACAAAGTATGTCTGCCCACGGCCCGTCACCTTTACGGTCTTACTGACGGTAACAGAACCGTCCGACCGGCTGATGGCAGTTTCCTTGATACTGAAAAGCCCCATTTCCATCGAACGCTGCGTAGGCATATTGTAGTCCGTCCCACTGCGGCGGATCAGGTAGCCGTTGTCCCGAAGCCATGCAAACAGCCGGTTCTGTCCGATGTTTACGCCGTTCTGCCGCAGCAGCTTTGCCAACTCACCCACAAGGATGGACGTGTGGGACGCGCTCACAGCATCCGCAAACAGCACCTTCGGTCTATCTGCTTCGGCCTGACGCTCCAACAGTCTGCGCCTTTGCTGCTCCTCCTTGAGTGTGGTAGCCAGTTGGATGATGTAGTCCGGGTCAGTCAGTGTCCGTTCGATGACCTCTGGGGTCATATACGCGCCGTTGCGCCGAATTGACGGCAAAACCTCATCCGTAACCCAGTCGGTAAATTTCTCCGCAGTCGGCAGTTTTGAGCCAAACACGAGTCTGTAAATGTCACTTTCAGGTATAAAAGCCATTTCAATAGTCTTGTCAGCAGACTGCGGGTGAGGTATACGGTGTTTTGCCGTATACCGGCAATGTGAAACAATAGCGTCATTCGGGCGGGCGTAGCCCAGGGCTTTCGCAACGTCGCTGGCGCAGAATAGGACCTTGCCGTCCCCTTCGATTGTGCGGACGCTGCCGAACTCAGGGTTTCTGAAAACCTGCATCTCGTTCATTTCGTGAGCCCTCCCCTGAGAAGCTCATCTATCGTGCAGCCGTACATATCCGAGATCTTCAGTAACGTATCTGCCGAAGGCTTATACAGGTCACATTCCCAGCTGGATACGGTAACGCGGCTCACTCCAAGTTTTGCCGCAGCCTCTTCTTGAGAAAGGCCCGCCTTAATACGCGCCAGTTTGAAACCATTTACTTTCAATTCTTCACTCTCCTAACCTCTTTTACTTCGCGCAACAAAGTTCTGCTTAGTGTGGCTTGACAATTTGCTAAGAGTGTGATTTAATACAGTTTGTCTGGAACCATATTTAACGCCATCTTCGCACCACAGTTTCCACTTCGTGCGCGCTTCGTTTTTCACTTCGCATACTTAGTATATCACTTCGTATTGCTAAGTCAAGGGGTTTGGAAGAGGTTGCGCCCGTTTCTATATTTTGCACAAAAAAAGGAGCCAATTTATGGATATTACGACAATGCTCTACCGCATCGACTGCCTTGTAAAAGCCAAGGGGTGGACGAAGGAGGAATTTTACGCGATGGTCCCTATTTCTTCCTCCGCCGTTGCCCAGTGGAAAAGCAAAGGCCGTGTGCCTAAAGATGCCAATATCTTGCGTATGGCCGAAATTTTGGAGGTCAACCCTGATTATTTGCTCTGTAAAGACCTCGAGGAAAACAAAAAGCCCGCCGATCTTTCGACCAACGAGCTTCATGCCGCACTTATGAATGTCCTTATAGGGCTTTCCCCCAGCGAAGTAGCAGACGTTATTTCTTATGCTGCAAAGCTAAGAGCATCTCATAAAGACTAATCATATCCTCTCTTGTCATTCCGTCCAACAGTTCCCTTGCTTCCTGTTCGTTCATTTCTCTGCCCCCTCGTATGTCGTTTTGTGGCGTTTGCTTGGTTCAATCGTACTCTATGCGTGCCCCGGTGTCTACGCTCATTTTGGGGAATCACTCCCCAATTTGGGTAATTGGCGCTCTTAGGCCGATCCATATTGGGGAAACTGTCACCAAAATATGGATTTTTATGGGTGAAATAGTATCCGCAGCGGATGAAATAGTATCCGTTACCGATAGAAAGGGGAAAATCATGTCAGAAATTCAGGAAATCGCGCAGCATATTCAGGACTTCCCTGCCCTTGTCCGTAAATCCAGAATGGACAAGGGCATCACCAACGAGGAACTGGCCGAACTGTCCGGCATCAGCTATTCCGCCGTCTGCAAAATGCAGTCCGGTGAGCGCGATCCAAAGCTGTACGATGCTGTAGCCGTGATGAAAGCCGTTGGCATCTCCGCCGATCAGACGTTTGAGATCCAGCCCCCTGCGTCCGCCCCCTCCGCCATGCGGGAACGCATCCACGAGCTGGAACTGGATAACGCCGTCAGCTCCGGCGACGTGGTACGCCTGAAGCAGGTCAACTGCCTTTGTACCCAGCGCTTGGATGCCGTTATCCGCCAGCGCGATCATTACAAACGCTGGTCTGTGTTTTCCTCAATTTTTGCCGCGATCCTCTCCCTGTTCTTAATTGTTTACCTTTTTTTCGACTTCCGCAACCCCAATGCTGGCTTTGTCCTCCAGGACGGGCCTACAGCGTTTGCGTGGCTTGTTATACTTCTTACGCCTGTTTCTATCGTCGTGTGCAGCCTTGTCGGATACCGTGCGCTGCGCGATGCTGAAAAAAATATAATCGAGCAAAAATAGAACATAGGTTCTACTGTGTTCTACATTATATATCACAAGTTTCCTGGTTTCAATGCACACATATCACAAGTTTCTTGAGATTTTTTGTTAAAAAAAGAAAAAGCCGCCCAATCGGACGGCTTTTCCATATAAGCTCTATTCCCGCCAACACCATCACGAGTCTTAAAGAAAGGAGCCTACAACAGTAGGGTAACACGAAAATATCAAAATGTCAACGAAGTGCAAGTCCTGTAAGCGCGAAGTCCCCGACAACGCCACGTTCTGCCCCTGGTGCGGTCAGAAGCAGGTGCGGGAGCGCAAAAAGGACGGCGTTATCAAGGTGCCGGAGCCGAAGCAGCTTCCATCCGGCAGCTGGCGCATATATCTCCGTGCCGAGCAGCAGTCTGTCACCGAACCTACCAAGGATCGCTGCATCGCAAAGGCCAAAGCCATCCGCGCCGGCTTTGTGGAGCAGCAGAAAAAAGCCAAAGACCAGCCGCTTCTGCTTTCTGAAGCCATTGAAAATTATATCACGCGCCGTACCCTTCTCTCTCCCAACACTATCCGCGGCTACCGCATCTATCAGAAAAACCGCTTCAAGTCTTGCCAAGGGGTCAACATACGCGAGCCGGTGGATTGGCAGTCGTATATAAACGAAGAGGCCGCGCTCTGCGCCCCAAAAACGCTGAAAAATGCCTGGGGGTTTATTAAATCCGTCTTAGAGGAAAACGGCATCGCCGCTCCAAAAGTAACGCTTCCAAAGCTCCCTGTTTCCGAGCATAAGTGGCTCACGCCGGAGCAGATCATCGTATTCTGCAAAGCCATCGAGGGCAAGTCCTTCGAGAAAGAAGCGCTTTTCGCCCTCCACAGTCTGCGCCGCGGCGAGCTGCTGGCCCTCAAATGGGACGACATAGATTTTAAGTCCGACTCCTTCCGTGTTCATGCCGTCATCGCGCAGAACGAAAAGAACGAGTATGTGGAGAAGATAACACCCAAAACCAAAAAGTCCAATCGTGTCGTCCCCTTTATGATCCCCCGCCTACGCCAGCTCCTCAAGGATGAAAATGGTCCCAAGGGCAAGCGTGTGTCGTACCAGCCGCCAAACGGGCTCTGGCGCAAGATCAACGATGTCTGCGAAGCAAACGGACTTCCCAAGGTGGGGGTACATGGTCTGCGCCATAGTTTCGCATCCCTGGCCTACAGTCTCGGTTTCAAGGAGGAGGAATGTATGCGTATCGGCGGCTGGTCAGATTACAAGGTCATGCACGAAATATATACTCACCTCGCCGCCCGCGACTTAAATGCCCGCGTCAGGGAGATGGAGAATTTCTACAAAGAAAATCTGTGACCGTCTCAGGTCCGCTTTTCGTGTGTAAATCCGTGTGTAAAAACGCAGGAAAACCCCGTTCCAGAGCGCACCAAAAAAGCAGCAAACGAACCGATAAGTTTTATGCCAAAAACGTGCAAACCCCTTGAAACAACAAGAAATCCCGCAGTCTCAACGACTGCGGGATTTCCCTTCATTTGGCAGCGGGAGAAGGATTCGAACGCTCACTTTTCCTTATAAACCCGCTGCGCCA